AAGATTTAGTTTTTCCAGTACAAGCATTATGTATATTACTTTGTTTCAATCCTAATTCTTTAGCAGCTACTGCACCACTAGACCATTCTTTTATAAAATTCATATTAATATCATATTGTAATAAAGGTATAGATTTAGCTTTTATTATTGCTTTTATATGATAAGTTTTTGGTAAGCCTTTATCTTTTCTTGTTTTTGTTATTATATTACTTACTCCTTTTTTAGATTTACTTATTTTATTTTTATGGTCTTCACTTAAATTTTTTCCTTTTAACCAATAATTATTTCTTCCTTTATGGCATTCTCTTTTTTTAATTTTTGTTTCTTCACTATCATAAGATCCAAACCCTCTTCCTAATCTATTATTAAGATGTTTATTGGATAATACATTATAATATTCTCCCCAATATATTTCTTTTTCATCTAATTTATTTTCAGAACATTCTTCTATTATTTCAAAAATATGATTTTCAAAACCATGTTTTAATAAGGAAGCATATAAACTAGGTTGATCTTTACATGATAGATTTTTATATTTATCCCATCTAGTTTTTATATTAGTGGTTTGACCAATATAAATTCTTTTATTTGGATTTGTTATTTTATAAATATAAGCCATATTATCCTATAAAGATTGTCATTGGTACTTGATTCAATTCATTTACACGAGCATTAGATTCATTACTTCTTCTTTCAAGTAAAGATTGACGTGATGTTTGATCGAAATAATCTCGTAACCTAGTTAATAATGCTTCTTTTTCTGAAGCTGCTGAACTTACTAAACCATCTCCGTTTAGAGTTACTTCGGCTCCTGGAATAGGAATGGATGAATATTTGTTACGAACTAAACCTAATATTTCTTTAGATAAAGCTAATGTGTATTCAAATATCCAGGATCTACCTACGGAATTAATCTGATTGTAGTTAGGATTACCATAAGGAGCATTTGATGTATTTGTTACTCTATTTATATCGGTACCAAATCCTGAATTTAATCTATCTTCTATTTTAATAAAGTCAAATATTAAATATTGACCATATCCTAAATCATCTATTTCATCACCTATTCCTAATAAATCTGTTCCAGGAACAGGGAATACTGATAGAATATTATTTACAATATTGAATGTATAATTTGAAAGTGTCACTGTATTCTGCATTTCAATGGCTTGAATGTTTTGAATTGTGAAACTTGTAGGCATCATTAGATAATTTGTATAACCATATCCCAGGCCATAAACACCTGCAGCTGGGACTCCTCCTAATCCTCCAGGGCCTGTGCCTAAAAATGGAGAATATAATTGATTAATTGCTGGGGGTGGTTGGTAAAATACATTTTTAATTTCAATTCCACCTGTTATACTTTGAGAAATAGCCCATAACGATAAATCGTAATCTTGAACACCTGGTGTAAGAGGTAATTGGCCTTTAAACCAAGTTACATTACCCCCTGCTCCTGCTTCCTCACCATATTGTTGAGAAATTCTAACAATACCCGCCATTGTAGGAGTAACTACTGTATTGTTTAATAAAGAGGCAGTTTGTGTTCCTTCTAAACTTAAATAATTATCTCTAATTTGAAAACCATAAAGTTCATTTCCATATACCGTTACTGCTTCTTCAAAGGCCGTATAAAAATTTACTGATTGTAATTCTACGTTTTCAATAGGGTATCCTAAACGTAAAGCACAAAATTTTGCTACTTTATCAGCATCAACTTGAAATTGATATTGGTTATCATAGAACCCAAATGGTGTTTGTCCAGGGAAAAATGATGATGAACCGGGCCAGATTGGAATATTTGCCATATTTTTTTGATTATAAATATTAGCAAAAATTAAATTGTGTTAGATTAAATATTTTAAATCCTTTTATTTTTAATTAAAAAACCTAAAGATAATGTAATTCTAGGGCGTTTACCTTTTACTGTTATACTTCCATGTGGTATTTTTCCAGCTTCACACCTCCATACTGTTTTTTCTTTGAATGAATTAACTGAATTACCATATATAGAGTCTCCACCTTCCTTAGGCCAGGATAATATTACATTATATCGTACATGAGTATAACCGGGAGCATTTACATCTTTATGAAATTGGATGGATCCACCTTCTGAGATGTATCCTATATAATCAAGCCAAAAGGGTTCAGGTATCCATTCTTCTATAGATTCAACATCAATTATTCTCTTCTTGATAGTTTGTATAAGGGGATATGGATGTTCCTTATGGGTTTTAAATATGTAACGTTTACGATGAGAAGTAAATAATTTAGAAAGATTTTTATCAGAAGGTAATGTAAAATTTTGTTCATTTTCACGTACCCAATCCATTAATTGAGTATGTTCATCATTTGTTATAAAATCTTCATAACCCCACGTACCTTGAAATTGAATATGTTTCATTAATGATAACTATTCAATTAAAGTATTTTTAAATCTCTTCAATAATTTGGGTAACGTCAAACATTTCTTCTATACTAAAATATGGACATTCGTGAGTTATACCTTCAAATGAATAATCAAATAAATAGGAATCTACTAATTTAACTGCATTTGATGGTGGGTTAGCTTCAATATTTTTATGCATTGGGTATCCAAAGTTTTTAGCTGAGGTTCCAATCCAAAATACATTTGATTGGAGATTTAATGCGGTTGCAGCATGTTGTAAGGATGAATCAATTAATACACGTTTATCGCTTACAGCTAATAATGCGAATAAATCCATTGCCTGTAAGGGTTGGTCAATTATTTCAGCCCCTTCAATTTTTAATGAAGATGGTTTACATACTTGAACAATATGGTGAGTTTCTCTATATTTGTCTGCAATTTGTTTAGATATCATAAAAGGGATATCTCGTGTCCATGAATATTCTAAAGCGCTGTTTAAAGGTCCACCATTAGTTTGTATCAAAAGAATAGGTTTCTCTCGTTGCCATTTAATAGAATTTCTTTGTTGTGTAAAGTTAAAGTTTAAAAATGGTGTTTGAAACGTATATTTAATATCTAATAACTTACACCAGTTTGCAATTAAGTGTTTATTTTTTAAGATATGTTGTGTCTCAAAATATGGTTCATGTCTAAAAATTAATGTATCTTTATCCTTAATATAATCATCATAAAAATATTGAGTAGAACCCATTTTATAAACACGATGAGCATCGGGATGATTTAAAAATACTTCTGGGTAAGAGGCAACTATGATGATTTTTCTATCATAATATGTTTCTTGTAAAGAAGTTAATAAAGAGGTAGCGGCAACATTTTTACCTAATCCTCCTTCAATATGCCAAACTATATATTTTTCTTCCATAATTTTTTATTTCCTATTTTGATATATTTGTACCATACTCGTTCGTGAAAAAAGTAGATAACTGGTTTTAATAATAATTCTCCAACACCTAATAATGAAGATAATTCAAGGGATGCACCTAATGAATAAGCCACAAGTATCGTTGTTAAAGTCCCTAAAATACGATAAGAAAGGGTTTTTAATATGTGACGTGTCATGACAGCATCTTCTTTTACTGTAGTAACATATGCTATATTATTTTCAATACATACATATCCTTCACAACTAACGTGCCATTTATATTCTCCAATTTCTTCCATCCAATCCATTGTTGTGTAAGTATGTCCATTGATAATGATATCAGATACTAACATTTCACTTCCATTAGTGATTAGTCTCCAACGTTCAGTATCATTGGTACTGTTAACATTAAATCGAATTTGGAATTTTTTTATTTCCATTTTCATAACTTGCCTTCTTTACGCATTTGTTCTCTAACTTTAGTAGCTGAAATTTCGGCTACAGATGTGGGAGGAATATGCTCAATAATATCGTAACCAACTCCTCTACCAAACTCAACCGAACATATGTCAGGAATAACACTAACTTTAACTCGACCTTGTCCACAAAGTTCTTTATATTCGTTCCCAATATTTTCAAGTACTTCTTGGGCATTAAATGGGTTTGATTCTGTTGTTTCAACATCTCTGATTGCAATCCAAACATTTTTACCTTCATCTAAAGCTTGTTGGAATAATAATTTGTGCCCATCATGTAGTGGTTGCCAACGACCAATAAACATTGCATATTGATTCGGTTTAGATTCCAGTGATGACTGTACGTGTACTTTTTTGCTCCAATTTTGCATAACTTTTTATTTTATTCAAACATTCTTCAACTGAAATATTAGTTGTATCTAAAGCAAGATAATTTTCTGTGGGTTGTTGATAGTTTTCAACATGAAAATTTTCTCTACCTCTTATTTCGGTAGTATGAATATAAAACTCTTTTATGGAATCTCCAAGTTTTGTTTTAAATTCTTCACGTTGATCTTGATAAGGGGAAACTAAAGATACAACTACATTACATCCTTTGTTGTGTAAAAAATGAGATAATTGTTGAGCTAATTCAATATTTTTACGGCGACCTGCCTCGCTATAATCTTTATTATCGAATATAGCACGCAGGTCATCTCCGTCAACATGAAATGTATTATCTAATTCTTGCTTTAAAGCAGATGCTAAAACTGTTTTACCGTGTCCAGGTTGACCTGTAAACCAATATATCATAACTTTTTTAATTGTTTTATGCTACGTAGGCTTTTCCAGCAGTAATACATGCATTAATATCAGTTGCTTGTTGTTCTGTGCATCCTGCTACAAACCAATCTTTTGCAATCATAATTTCAAGGTGTTCAACGTTGCGTTTTACGGTGTCTTTACGGTTATCAGTTACTTCTTTAGTGATTTCGTTATTAATTAAATTAACTGAATCAAATGCTGCACTAATGTGTTGTTGAACTTGTTCTGGGGTTTGTGTTTCTTCCATTTTGTTTTTGTTTATAAATATTAAATATAGTTAAAAGCTCTAAAATACCAATCATAATGTTCGCGTAAACGATTACTATTTTCTTTTCCTAATATCTGAATGTAGTCGTTTTTAACTGGTTTTACTTGAGGTTGAATCGTATGATCTCCAAAAATACCATGAATAATATCATTTTCGTGAGTTAATTGCTCAACATTGTTAAAGTCATGTTTAAAATATGGTAATCCTAAATATTGGTAAATTCGTTTAAGTTCGGTTTCAGGATCTGTTGTTAAATCTTCAAATCGAACAAATAAAATTTCATTTTCTTTACCACGTTGAAATACTTCAGATAACCATTCTAAAGAAGGACCAATAGGAACATTAACTGAGAACCAGTCAATACGAGCATTTGTAGTCATATTTTTTAGTTCAGCACCATTTACAATTCCTGGATCTTTATCTGGATTGTTTCTGAAGTTTTTTTCCATTGATGAAAATATAGCTCTTAAATCACGAACCATACAAATCATTTTTGGAGTTTCATCAGTAAAAAATTCAATAAATTCAGAATGACCTAACCATCCTCTACTTTTTTCCATTACGTAAGGACGATCGGTTATACCGTTATAAAAACCGTGCAATCCAGCTTTACAGAAATGTTTAAAACCGGATTTCATGTTTTCAGGGTCTTGGGCGCGAAATGCATCTCCAGTTGTATAAATGCTTCTTGCATTTAATAAAAATTCTATAACACCTGATGTAGGAGTTGAATAGATATCTGGGTTTTGCATTAAAATGTTTTGGATCAAAGTTGATCCTGCTCGAGGCATTGAGGGGTTATAAAAAACTTTTTGTACCATAGATTTATTTGTTTTGTATTAATATAATGATTTTTTTTTGATTTTCCAAACTATTTTAAACAAGTAGGATTTTCTGTGCAACTCCATTAATTACTACAGACCAGGTTTTAGTTGCTGTACACGTTTCTGTTGTTACTGCTCCAGCAATTGTTCCTGAACTACCTACTACAAATTGGTTATTTGCAGTTGCTGTTGCCCCTGTTCCTAAAATAACTGAATTGGAAAAATTACCTGAAACTGTGTTATTACCTATTGCTATATTATTTGTTCCAGTTATATGATTAAGTAAAGCACTATTACCAATTGCAATATTAAATCCAGCACCGGCTGTGTTATATAAAGAACGGAAACCCATTGCTATATTATTACAAGCGGTTGTAGCATTACGTAAAGATTCAAAACCTATTGCTACATTTACATTTCCGGTTGTATTATAACGTAAAGCATTAGAGCCTACTGCTGCATTACAAGCTCCTGTTGTATTACGATATAAAGGAAATATACCACCTATTGCTGTATTATTATCTCCTGTTGTAGTACGTCTTAAAGCAGCACCCCCAATGGCAGTATTGGAATTAGAGGTTGTGTTTTCACGTAAAGCAGCTACACCTATAGCTGTATTGAAACATCCGGTTGTATTACGATACATTGTACAACCACCTATTGCTATATTGCAATATCCAGTTGTATTGTAACGTAAAGTTTGGCAACCAATTGCAAGATTGTGACATCCAGTTGTATTACAATTTGAAGAAAACCACCCTAGTGATATATTATGGTTTCCGGTTGTATTACAACGTAAAGCACTAGAACCTACTGCTATGTTACAAGCTCCGGTTGTATTAACGAATAAAGCACCACTTCCTAGGGCTATATTGCTACAGGCTGTTGAATTACAACATAAAGCACTTGAACCAAGTGCTATATTACCAAGACCAGATGTATTACAACGTAAAGCATGTTTACCTATTGCTATATTATAACACCCGGTTGTATTAGCACAGGAAGCATATCTACCTATTGCTGCATTATAGCCTCCAGTTGTATTATTACGTAAAGCACCGCTCCCAATTGCTGTATTGTAGGCTCCAGTTGTATTCAAACATAGAGCAACTGAACCTAATGCTGTATTATGTTGTCCTGTTGTGCTACATAGTAAAGCTTGTCCACCAATTGCTATGTTATGAAAAGCTGTTGTATTCCCATTTAAAGCAAATGATCCTATTGCCGTATTATATCCACCACTCGTATTACAATACAAAGCACGATTCCCTATTGCTGTATTGTTATTTCCAGTACTATTACGGCGTAAAGCACCGCATCCAATTGCGTTGTTATAGTTTGCAGTTGTACTGCATCCTAAAGCACACGCACCTATTGCGGTATTATGGATTCCAGTTGTATTGAGTCGTAGAGAGCAATATCCTATTGCTATATTATTCCCTCCAGTAGCAGAACTACTAAATGCAGTTGAAGTTGAGCCAATTGAAATATTTGTTGAGACACTTCCACCTCCAAGTCCAATAAATAAACTATTAATTGTGCCATTTGAACCACTTGTTGAAATTGATCCGGTTACTGCTAATGATCCTGTAATTCGTGCTGAACCTGTGAATGGGAAGGCTGCGCCTCCACCTGAACTAGGTGCCCAAGAAGCTGATACGGCACATGAAGCGGTACCAAATAATGAACCTGTAAATCCACCTGCTGTTAATTGTCCAAAAATACAAGCACGTGTTGTACTTGAATTACCAATTACAGTTGTATTTGAACCTGATCCTATTGCATTAGCACCAATTACAATTTCATTGGTATCACCGCTTACTAATGGTTTAGTACAATGACCTAAAAGAACTGAGTTGCATAAAGAGGTTATGTTACTGTCTGTTGAACTATATCGACCAGCATATCGACCTACTGCTACGTTTTGGGTTCCGGCTGTGATTCTATATAAAGCACGAAAACCTATTGCTGTATTTCTTCCTGCGGTTGTATTACAAAATAAAGCTTGGGAACCAACGGCTGTATTAGAGTATCCGCATGTATTACAACGTAAAGCACGATCACCTATTGCTGTGTTAGTATTACCACAGTCATTAGCAGCTAAAGCACATGCACCTACTGCGGTATTGTTACATGCGAAGCTAGCTGCATTTAAAGATAAAGCATTAAAACCTACTGCTGTATTGTTACCACCACTATAATTACAAGCTAAGGCACATGATCCTACTGCGGTGTTACTAATTCCAAGAGAATTAGTCATTAAAGCTTTATAACCTATGGCAACAGTGTTACTAACACCAGTGCTTTCAAAAATCCCACTTAGTCGTAAAGCCATGTAGCCTATTGCTACATTATTGATTCCGGTTCGATTGAATTGGTTTGCATTGTGGCCTATTGCTGTGTTTCTACACCCAGTGGTATTACGATATAAAACGTTATAACCTATTGCGGTGTTAAAAATTGCAGTTGTATTTCCCTGTAAAGCGGATTTACCTATTGCTGTATTATTGGTTCCGGTTGAATTAAAACGTAAAGCATTATATCCAAGGGAAATATTATTACATCCCGTTGTATTAGCATATAATGATCTATATCCTATTGCCGTATTAAAACGACCAGTTGTATTAGACCGTAAAGAATTATTACCAATTGCTGTATTTCTATATCCTTCGGTATTACTTAATAAAGCATTTATTCCTACTGCTATATTATTTTTAGAATAATTTGATTTTTGGTTAAAACTAGGCCAGCTGGTTGGGGTAGCAGGACATATACTTCTACCAGAATTATAACCTATAAATATATTACAATCGGTACATGTATATGTGTTATAAAATCTATAATAACCACCATATTCTTCTGAAATGTACTGACAGATGGTTGTTACTTTGGTTCCGAAAGTACATCCTGCATTAGTTCCGATTGCAATGTTTTGTTGCGTAGTTGTAGCTGCTGATCCAGTTACACCGTATCCTGCTCGATATCCTATAAGAATATTATTACTACTTCCCAATAATCTTGCTCCTGCTCTAAATCCAATAGCAACACTAGTAATGACTGATCCGGTTTGTAATGTTTGATATCCGATTGCTACGTTACCATTAGCTGTAGTATTACTACATAAAGCATTTTGACCAATTGCAATATTTCTACTACCTGAAGTAGTTGCTCTTAAAGAATTTTGTCCTAGAGCTATGTTGTTTGATCCACTGTTTAAATTTAACATTGAGCCTGAACCAAGAGCAATGTTATTGATTGCGGCCGTATTTAAACTAGAGGAAAATGCTGTTGTTAATCCTATTGAAATATTAGATACACCGTTTGTACCATTACCTTTTCCAATAAGTAAACCATTGATTGATCCTGTTACTCCTAATGAACCTGTAATTTGTGCTGAACCTGTGAATGGGAATGAAGCTCCACCCGGAGCCCAAGAAGCAGATGTAGCACATGATGCCGTACCAAATAATGAACCCGTAAATCCACCCGCTGTTAATTGTCCGAAGATACAAGCTCTAGTAGTGGATGAATTACCAATTACTGTGGTATTAGATCCTAAACCGATTGCACTGTCTCCAATTACGATTTCATTGATATCACCACTTGAAGATGGTTTTGTATTTGAACCTATTACGATTGAGCTACTTAGATTGGTTAAATTAGCATTAGCACTATTAAGTAAGGCAGCATTTGGTCCAAATACAATATTAGAACTTCCGGTTTGATTGTATCGTAATGCACGATAACCAATTGCTGTGTTATTGCTCCCGCCATTATTAGTATATAAAGCACAATAACCTATTGCGGTATTATGGAGACCGGCTCTATTGTTATATAAAGTATTAAAACCTATTGCTGTATTATTTACACCGGTTGTATTAAAATATAATGCACCTTTACCTATTGCTGCATTACGTGCTCCTGTTGAATTTCTACATAGTGCCGTAAATCCAATTGCTGTATTATCACATCCGGTTGTATTTCTACATAAAGTATTATTTCCAATTGCTGTATTAGAATTTCCTGTTATGTTACCTTGTAAAGCACGCTCACCTATTGCTGTGTTATTACAACCTGTTGAATTATTACATAAACTTAGGCTACCTATTGCTGTGTTATGATTTCCGGTTGTATTGCTAGATAAGTTATATGGACCAAGTGCAGTATTACACCCTCCAGATGTATTATCACGTAAAGCACGTGTACCTATTGCAATATTACACATTCCTTGAGTATTACTATATAAAGCTGCTTTACCTATTGCTAGGTTATTATTACCATTTTGATTAACGGCTAATGAGCCTGATCCAATTGCTGTATTATTTAATCCAAAAAAAGTAGCAGGTGGTAGTGTGCTGAATGCTTTTGTAGCTCCAATTGATAAATTAGATACATTGGTTGCATTTCCGATACCTATGAATAAGCCGTTGATTGTACCATTTGAACCACTTGTTGAAATTGATCCAGTTACATCTAATGAACCTGTAATTTGAGCTGAACCTGTGAATGGAAATGCAGGTGTTGATGGAGCAAATGAAGCTGATATGGCAAAAGAAGCGCTAGTAGCAAATGATGCACTAGTTACAGTACCTGATCCACTAAAAGATCCAGTTATACCTTCAGTAACTGTAAGTGAGCCTGTTATATTTGAGTTTCCCTGTGAGAAAAACCCGTTTTTTATTAAGAATTCATTTGCCATGCCTTTTCCCTGTCCAAGATATGTTTATTATAAATATTATGATTTATATCAAATTAACTAATGTTTTAACTGTCCATCCTGAGGATGGTAAAGTACTTGATAAAACAACATTTGGTCCACTTAAAGATGCTGTTAAAGCAACGGTGGTTGTGGTACCAATATCTGTTGTAGTAACATCAGTAAATCGGATTGAGGAACTATTCCATACAGTCATTACTTGACCTGATCTTGCATTCGATCCTGAGGATAAAACATAATTATAGAATGCTGAATTAAAGGATCCTGTAGAGTTTGTAGATATTGTTTGAGTTCCGGATGCTAAAGAAGCTGTATTTTGGTTAATAAATGCTGATTGAAGTAAACCAAAACTTCCTGATACATCTAAATTATATTGTGGGTTTGGTTGGTTAATACCTATAAATCCATTTGTTGATCCTGAAAATACTGCTGATCCTGTATCTGAGAATGAACCAGATCCAAATATTAAACCACCAATGTTAATTCGGTTAGCTGATGATTCGGCAACTCCAATATTAGTACCAATTACAATATTGTTTTGGGAACCAGAAATTGCACTATTTGAGTTAAAACCAAATGTAATATTATTGGTTCCAGTTGTATTATATCTTAATACATACCGACCTATTGCTATATTATTAGCCCCGGTTGTATTGCAACGTAAAGTACTTCTACCTATTGCTATATTGTAATTTGCGGTTGTATTACTAGCTAAGGCATATTTACCTATTGCTGTATTACCTGTACCATTGGTGTTGTTGCGTAAAGCATCATTTCCTATGGCTGTATTATCGGCTCCAACGAAATTAGAACATAAAGCCCTTAGACCTATTGCTGTGTTATAACTTCCTACTAGGCTTGATAGCAATGCATTACATCCTATTGCAGTATTATGATTTCCGGATGTGTTAGTAAATAAAGTCTTATAACCTATTGCGGTATTGTTAGCTCCAAGTGTATTAGCACATAAAGCATCTCGACCTATTGCGGTATTATAACACCCGGTTGTATTGGAATTTAAAGCTAATCGACCTATTGCAGTATTATAGTTTCCGGTTGTATTACAAAATAGAGCCTTATAACCTATTGCGGTGTTATTAGCTCCATTTGTATTAGCACATAAAGCATCTCGACCTATTGCGGTATTATAACACCCGGTTGTATTGGAATTTAAAGCTAATCGACCTATTGCTGTATTATAGTTTCCGGTTGTGTTACCATACAAAGATTTAGCACCTATTGCTGTGTTATAACTTCCGGTTGTATTACAACGTAGAGCCTCATAACCTATTGCTGTATTACTCTTACCGGATATGTTGTTTGATAAAGCAAGATAACCTATTGCTGTATTGTATTTTCCGATTGTATTATACTTCAAAGATTGGAAACCTATTGCTGCATTGTATTTTCCGGTTGTATTACAATATAAGGATTGGAAACCTATTGCTGTGTTATTAGCTCCGGTTGTATTACAATATAAGGATTGGAAACCTATTGAGGTATTGTTAGTTCCGGTTGTATTAGAAAATAAAGAATTATAACCTATTGCTGTATTGTTATTTCCGGTTGTATTAAGATTTAAAGATTGAAAACCTATTGCTGTGTTGTAATTTCCGGTTGTATTAGTAAATAAAGCATTAGGACCAATTGCTGCATTAGTAAATCCTGTTGTATTATTATTTAAAGCAAATGAACCAATTGCTGTATTATTAAATGCTGTTGTATTAAAAGATAAAGCATTTAGACCTATTGCTGTATTGTATCTTCCGGTTGTATTACAACGTAAAGCGCAAGTACCTAGTGCTACGTTGTAGCTTCCAGTTGTATTAGAACATAATGAATATAATCCTATGGCAACATTGCGGCATCCGGTTGTATTTGTTTGTAGAGCGCGTGAACCTAATGCTACGTTGTGGCTTCCAGTAGTATTGCTAAATAAAGAACCAGATCCAATTGCTATATTAAAATTTCCGGTTGTATTATTACATAATGAATATAATCCTATTGCAACATTGTGACATCCGGTTGAATTTGTTTTTAGAGCGCGTGTACCTAAAGCTATGTTATGGCAAGCTGTTGTATTAGAAGATAAAGCTGCATAACCTATTGCTGTATTACATCGTCCTGTTGTGTTATTGGATAAAGCAGAACTACCTATTGCTATGTTTCGTTCACCGGTTGTATTGGAATATAAAGCAACAAAACCTATTGCTGTGTTAAAATTACCTGTGGTGTTACATTTTAAAGCCTCTGAACCTAGTGCAATATTTGCAGCACCCCCTGAATTAACTAATAAAGGACGAAAACCTATTGCTATATTAGAACCCCCAGTTTGATTACCAAATAAAGAATTATAACCAATTGCTACGTTTTGACATGCAATTGTATTACTATATAAAGCTCTTCTACCTATTGCTATATTATCATTTCCGGTTGTGTTGCATCGTAAAGCCTCACGGCCTATTGCTGTACTGTAACATCCAGTTGTATTTTGACGTAAAGCAAATAAACCAATTGCTATATGATAACAGCCTGATGTGTTAGCACATAATGCCTGGAGTCCAAGTGCTACATTATAACGACCTGAGGTATTAGCTCTGGAGGCGTTTTGTCCAAGGGCTATATTTTGTGTACCAGTTGTATTAGAACATAATGAACCTGATCCAATTGCTATGTTAGAAGTACCAGTAGTATTAGCTCGTAAAGCAAATGTACCAATTGCAGTGTTAGAGGTACCTGTTGTGTTGCTAAATAAAGAACCAGATCCAATTGATGTGTTATTAGCACCGGTTGTAAGTCTAGATAAAGAACCAGAACCAATTGCCACATTGTTAATACCAGTAGCAGAACTACTAAATGCAGTTGTAAGACCAATTGAAACGTTTGAAGAAATGTTTCCGTTTCCTGTACTAATAAATAAGTTATTAATAGAGCCAGTTACACCTAACGAACCTGTTATTCTATGAGTATCGGTTAAAGCATCGCCTATTGTAACTCCAGTTCCTGTTACTACTAATTCAGTTGAACTACCACTTACAACAGTAAATTGTGTTGGTGAAACGGAAGCAGTTACACTACCAGTTGCTATTTGAGATAAATTTAATCCAATAACTCCTGATGCTGGTACTGTTAATGCAAAAGATGCTGTTGTAGCAGTACTTGCATTTCCGGTAATGGATACATTCATCGAAGATGTATTTACCCATTTTGTAATAGAAGCATCATATGCAAAACCTTGTCCTTGTGTTGGTCCTGTAATAGATACATCTGAAAGGCCTGCTAATGTGGTAGAAACTGCTCCTCCTCCACCAGAACCTCCAACGTTACGGAAAATTCCACCAGGTAAGATTATATAATCTGATGGGGTAGCAAATGTACCATTATATTTTATAACAATAACACCTAAATATATTGCATTTTGTTGTGTATTTGGTGTTTCTTGAAAATTTTCGTATTGTAAATTTGCTTCTGCTTCTGCTAAGGTAGAATATACTTCACTACCATAATAAACAACTATACCTTTTGTTACACTATTTGGATAATAGAATACACGTTGATTTGACCAAGGTTTAGAAGATGTAATTGTTGTTAAAACACCATTATCGTTATATTTTGAAGGATCAATTGTTGTATATCCTACTCCTCCGTTTGTATCTTGATTATATGTTGAACCCGAAACATAATATCTAAATATTTTAGATACATTAGTTCCTGGGTCTGTAATATATGATGGGTTATTTGGATCTGTTTGGTAATTTCTACCATCAGCCCATGCCGTACCACTTCCAACTGTTAAGCCCATTGAACTTGAAGTGAAAATTGTATAGCCTGATAATTTTAATGGGCCAAATGCTTTTATAAAGTCATATGATCTTTGTTTCCAACCATAAGCTACATTTGGGTATGAAATAGTACCATTAATTGAAGCTGTATTTTGGTGAAGTACGGTACCAATTGAAAAAGAGGTATTATATTGTCCTGAAGACCATGGATCTGTTTGTTGAATAACTGTACCCGCCGAACTTACACCAACAAATGTTTGGATTGATGAAGTTAAATAAGTTAGGGGTTGATTATTTAAATTTCCCCAATTTACATATTGTGCCGCCGGGTATGGATCATCATTTAATGAGGCATTTAAATCTACTATAATACCACTACCTGAGCTAATATTAAATGTTGTAGAGGATGCTGTACTGATTAATCCACCATGTAGTAATCCAGTATATAAATTACCTTCTAACCAACGTAAACGAGTTGTACTTGTATATCCGTCTCCATTTTGGCTAAAATATAAGTCATTTGTAGAACCGGAAACATATATATAAGATGCTGATAATAATGGATCGACATTTGTTGTTACTGGGTCAAATCTATGATATCCTGCTTGTTTAATATCTCCAAAAATTTGAACAGATGCTGTTGGGGAACCAGGGGTTGAAGATCCTGAAATAATAATACTCCCTGATAGGAGTGTGTTTCCTAATAGAGTATTATTTCCTATTTGGGTTGTTGAACCCGATACATTAAATGAACCTGTTAATGTATTAGTACCTATTATACCTAATGAACCCGTAATACTAGCAGAACCAGTAATTGCATGGGTATCGGTTATTGTATTACCTATTGTAACTCCAGTTCCTGTTACTACTAATTCAGTTGAACTTCCACTTATGACGGAAAATTGTGATAAAGATACAGAGGCAGTTACGCTACCTGTTGATATTTGAGATAAGTTTAATCCAATAACTCCGGATGCCGATACTGTTGAAGCAAAAGATGCTGTTAGAGCATAACTTGCTGATAAAGCCGGATTTGCACTGGTAAATATGGAGCCTGTTACATATGATGCCGTTTGAGCAATTTGAATAAAAGATGCTGTTGTAGCAAATGAAGCCGTACCAAATAATGAGCCTGTTATATCTTGAGTTACAGTTAATGAGCCTGTTATTATAGTACTTCCGCTTATGTCTAACTTTGTATTAGGATTTGTTTTTCCAATCCCAATATTACCTTTTAACGCTGTTGTAGTAATATTATCGTTACCTATTACAACTGTGTTTGAACCTAAACCTAAAGCTTCGTTACCAATTACAATTTGGTTAGTTTCTCCAATAGCGTTTGCTCTAGAATTAGCACCTATAAAAATTGAAGCACTTGCATTTGTTAAAGCTGAGGTTCCTGTACCAAAATATCTACCGGCATTTTTACCTAAAGCATTGTTTTCACTTCCTGATATATTACTAAATAAAGCAAAGGTACCCGCAGCAGTATTATCATTACCTACAGTAGTAGAAAGTAACGAAGAAACACCAAATCCACTGTTATTACTTCCTGAGGTTAGACTAAAAAGAGCACTACTACCAACTGCAGTATTGGTCGAGCCTGAAATATTATTAAAGAGTGTATTTGTACCTACTCCAGTATTAAAACTTCCTCGGCTAGCACTAATTTGTGAAAAACTACCTATTGCTGTATTATTAGCACCTATAGTATTAAACGATAATGTATTATGACCTACTGAAGTATTATTACTTACAGAACTAGAGAATTGGGAATTATTACCTATAGCAATGTTTTGAAAACCAGATATATTATTAGATAAAGATGCAGATCCAATAGCAATATTACTATTTGAAGTACCATCATCTAATTTACCGGCATCAACTCCAATAAAAATACTATTCACACCATCAGCAAGTGATAATTTACCTACAACACTAAGTTTTGAGAGAGGTGTAGTAGTTCCAATCCCTACATTTCCAGAACTGGAAATGGACATAAATGTACTTGAGCCTGAGGTTATAATAAATGATCCTGTACCAAGAGATACAGAAGCAGATATACTACCTGTAGAAATTTGAGATAAATTTAAACCTACAATACTAGATGCGGATACATTAGTTAAACCTGAACCATCTCCTTGAAATGACCCACTAAATGAGCCTGAAAATCCATCTGTTCCATTTACGGAGCCACTAAATATAGCAGGCCCAATATTTGTAAATGCTGATGAGCCCGAAACTGTAAGGGAACCAGTTATGATTACATTTTGGTTGAGTGGGTTTACATAAGATGCGGTTGATGAAAATGATGCACTAGTTGCAAATGAAGCCGTACCTGTTAAATTCCCTATAAATGATCCGGAAAATGAACCTGTGAATGAACCACTTGTAGGACCTATAGGTCCTTGAGGTCCAGGAGTTGCTACCGAAATTATATTGGTAACAGGTTGTGTTACGTTAATTTCTGTATTAGAGATATTATTAATGATATTTAATTGATTATCATTAGTTTGGATCTCAACGTTATTAACAGTAGAGTCTATTACTATTTGATTAGGTACTCCAGCCATCTATTATTGTAGTGTTACTTGAGGATCAAGATTAACTTGACCTTCTAATATTCTTGTTTTTATACTTCCTGTTGTAATTTCTAAATCATATACAGCTGAATCTGTAAATGTTAAACCTTGGGTTGCTAACCAACCAGCATATATTCCTATACTTCCTGATGTGGGAGGGGTGGATAGATTACTTCCCGACATACTTAAAAATGAACTTCCTGAGGGGAACCCATTACTATATTGAGAACCTGACAAGGAGGGAAATGATAAATATGTAACAGAACAGTTACTTCCACTATATCCTGAGCGGATTTGCATGAATGCAGAGTATCCTGTTAAATCTATAGGATTTCCAACTGCATCTTTATACTGTATTTCAAAGTTTAAGGTAGACCCTTGTTCAATAGTAAAAGAATATTTTCCAGCAGACATATTTTTTAGTTATAAATATTGGAAAAGACCAAATTATTTATTACCTTTTAAACTTCCGCTGTTTCCTGTGGTTCCTAAAATAACTCCATTTTCGGCTGCATCTTCATAATATGCTACTAAATCATCTACAATAGAATCTCTATGGTTTTGTTTCAATTTAATAGCAGACATGTTTTTAATTTTACGAGCCGCTATATATAAAAATCTAAATCCTGATTCGCGTTTTTGTTTTAAATCCACCTGAGCATCATCACCACATATGATCATTTTGGAATGTAATCCTATACGGGTTACAATCATTTCCATTTGTTCATGGGTAACGTTTTGGGCTTCATCTACAATAATACAAGAATCTAAAAATGTTCTTCCTCGCATAAATGATAAAGGTACAATTTCTATTTTACCATCTTCTATAAGCTTTTCTACTTTTTCTTTATCATATAAAGCATACATGTTTTGGTAAATTGGCTGTACCCATGGGTCCATTTTTTCGCGTAAATCACCAGGTAAAAAACCTATATCTTCTTTAGAAACGGTTGGCCGCGTAATGATTATCTTCTCAAAGTGGCGTCGTAATAAACCGTCTAAAGCCACTTGACACGCTAATAATGTTTTACCTGATCCTGCGGATCCGGCTAACATTGTTAATGTGTTGTTTAATATTTCATCTTTTGCTAATTTTTGTTCTTCGTTTAAAGGTATTTTGAATTTAATAGGATTTTTCACTATTCTTTTTTCTCTAAATACCTCATCGGTATGATGGTTTGATGCCATGATTTTTAAAATTGATTTTTACTAATTTATCTATTCCTGCATTAACATGCATTGCATCGTCTAAGATTAGGTTAAAATCATATCTATCATCCAACGGGAGTACTAGATCGACTTGTGACCCCCATCTAATTAACGAAAATCGTTCATTTTGAGCAAATGTATCATATTGTTGATTTGTAAACGGAGCAATAACGTTTACATCTTCATCAGCAATTTGTATTAAATAATAAGTATAATCTAAAATAGGAGAATAAATTCTATTCCACATACGTTCATTATACTTCAAATATTCCATATTGGCTGGGTTGATTTTCTTATTAAGAATATCTTTTTCAACTGCTAACATTGGTTTGTTAGTTGATTGAATTGCCTCTAATGGTTTGTAAGTTAAAACACCCCCATAAGGTATACGATTAATATGTACATCATAAAATGACATAAAAATTCCTATAACTAAAGAAGGTTTATTGTAATCTTTATCCCCTACTACATCTTGTAATGTATAATTTAACCCTTTGATTTCAACAATGGGTTCAGTAGGATCTTTAATGAATTTTTGATATAAAATAGTACCATCAGCAGGTGAATAAAAATGCTCATGATCTATAAAATTTGGGCGAATTGGATCTCTAAAAAAGAAAGTATTACTTAAATCACCTACTGGAAGTTTTTGTAATTGTTTAACTTCACCGTTTAACCATTCTTCTAATGTTTGAGCCATTATAACAAAATTTTATTGTGATCAACTCTATTCAAATGCATTATCATACAGCTCAACATAGCTCCTGATTTCATGTATTCTGATAGATTAAATATAACTGGTTCCATACCTGCATTACTGCATATTTTTTCTAGGGTTTCAAGTTTATGTTTTTCTCCCTCATAATATTCATCTGTTTTTTTCATTTCAGAAATATTTGAAGCACATAAAATCATATTACCTAAACGTACTGAATTTGTAAGACCACCTAAAGCATCTTCAACATCGATATTAATAATTTCAGTATGTTTTTCTATTTGTTTGATTTCTGACTCATCATATAATTCAGTACAAATTAATGTTTGTTCAGGATTTAAAGCAAAAATAGAACAATCTAAATGATATAGATATTCATCAACCATAGCTACTTTAATGATATCCATTCCATAATTTTCTTCCATCCACTCATATGTTTTTATATTGGAACGGATTCCGTATCCACCTATATAAACATTGTCATATAAATACTTTATATCAGCTTCTCCCTCCCATTTGTACGGAGATATGGCTGTTTTATAGCCCATTTGTTTAAAAAACGTTTCCCCAACTAATTCTTCACCTACTCGTGGGTGGGAAGTAAAATTAGATAATAAAATATGGTTTTCGTCTTTAATGTGGGGTAAATAAAGACCTAAATTAGCTACATAAACTTGATCTTGAAAATTACCTTCTGAAGGTAGAAGATGAACTAAAGATCCGCCTGCTATAAAATTATACAGGTCCATAAATTGTTTGTAAGCTTTGGGTCTATTAATTTGGAGTTCTTCATCATTTAATTCCTGCATCCAAATATTATTGGGGTCTGCTGTAGATAAAGAAAAGGGAAAATTCATTACGTAACTTTGTAATGGTAACTGACTTGGTGTTTCTTTCATGGTAACTACTTTATTGTATTTTCCTATACATATTAGGTAGGTCTATACTAGTACACTAAATTTTATCACTTTTTTCTCTATTTTGAGTTTTTTCTAGGGGTTGTGTATTAAGATAATGAAAACAAATGTATAAATTTTCTTCAATATTTAAATCAAAAGAAGCTATAGGCTTTATATGATCTATTTCCCAATATTCTCCATAATTATCCCAATTAATTTTTGGTGTAAACTGGGATTCAAGGTATTGAGTATATTCTTCCATATTACACCCCAAATATTCTATAGTGCGATCTTTTTTAAGTGTATTGTATAATTTTAAAGCTTCTGATATTCTAGCTGCTGTTACGTGTTTGATTCTAAATCCAATATCTGTGTGATACTTGTTTTTATTCCATTCTCTATAAAGTTCCTTTTTAGTATGATAATGGTTTGTACAATATTGATTAAAATATTTTTTATTTTCTTTTCGGTATTCTTTATAGTAATCTGTTCTAGATTCTTTACTAGTTTTATACCATATATCACTTAGAGGTTTTAAACAAGATCTACAATATATATGTTTACCATCTTTACTATCTTTTTTATTATAAAACTCCGTAATAGGTTGTTCTATATTACATTTTTTACATTTTTTCATATTGTCCCGAATATTCGTGTCCATTATACATATGAAAAAGAGCCGCATTTTTGCGGCTCTTAATCTTTTATTCTATTAAATTTTTATATTAGATGGTATTCAATCCACTGATATAAATTTTTCCATAAAACTCAGGGCGCAACATTTTCTTAGCGTAACGAGTCAAGAGACCTTTACGTGGTGTAAATGTTTCTGGATCGTACACTAATGGTGTCATGATTAATGGAATGTATGGAGAGAATACAGCTCCTGTTTCAAGGAATTGTGAACCTCTATAACCCATTAAGATCAAGTTTTCAGTCATGTAAGGGTTTTTGTAAACTTTGTAACGACCGTTAACTGAACCTACTTTTTGTACACCGAAAGCATATTCCATTTGATCAGCTTCACCGTTGCTTGTAGAAGCAAATCCTGGGATTGACTCAAGGATAGTTGCTACTGTAGGAGAAGTTACTAAGAAATTAGCACCTCCACGAAGAGTTAACTGGTGGATTCTGTTGCTTAATTTTTGGATCTTAGTACCTAATGTTTGGAACCATTGACCTTGTGTATTGTAGAATGCTTGAGTAGTTGTAGCAGCCGAAAATGTATTTGAAGATGGTTGGAAAACTGTGTTATTAATAGCTGACCAATATTCAGTACCTGCAGCAGCATCTTCAATCAACATATCTAAGATTTCCAAATCAATTTCCATTGAAATGTACTCAGACATGATGTTTGTTAATTCAGCTTCAGCATCGATGTTTTGGTAAGCAGCTAAATCTTGTGCAAACTCAGGAGTCCATACAGCTTTCAATTTCTTGGTTTTAGCTGTAATTGGTTGTGATTGCATTTTAACGTTAATCTCAGGGATAACGATTTGTTGAGTTGAAGCGTTATTTGGTACTGAGAAAGAACCTGAAGCTTCGAAATCACCACGACCTGAGAATAAACCTGAACCACCGTTGTTACCTGAAGTTACGTTAATACCATCTTGTGAAGTTGATTTTTGGTATAATACAGTAATTCTAGATCCTGATTGAGGAATTGCAGCAAAGTTTGAAGATCCTGTAAAGAAGAAGCTAATTGTACTGTTAGTATAGTTGTACGTAGTAAATGCAGGTAGCAATGTAGTTGCTGTAAAGTTTGAACCTGAAGTTAATACAAAACCTCTAACTGCATCCTGATCAAATGATGGGATAGTAGAGTTAGAAGAAGTGATCGTAAATTTGTAAACTTGACCTGAAGCAACAGATGCTGAGAAGGTAGAGTCAAAGTTTAACTCAGCCCAAGAAGCAGATATGATTGAACCTGTACCAGCAGCAGTAGTAGTTAAAGCATTTGTTAATGAAGCTGACATCTCTAACAATGAAGAAGAGAATTGGTTGGTTGAATACGTAAAGCGTCCTGTTCCGTAAAGACCACCTGTAGTATCTAAAGTTTCAAATGGGAACTGAGAAGCAGTATCTCTAGTACCATAAAGTGATTGACCTGCAGTAAATGGATTCTTAGTGTTACCATATTGGAAATCTAAGAAGAACACTAGACCTGAAGGCATGTTCATTGGTTGAACTGAAACGAATTCTTTAGCTACGATAGTACCGAATACTTTACGTACTAAAGGAAGAGCGATACCAGCCCAGTTCTCACCTTGTCCACCTGAAGTGTAATATGAGTTAGAAGCGATTTCATTTGATTCAGTTACTAATTGTTTTGCTTGGTTTTCTAACAAAAGTGACATATTGTTTTTGTCCATTTCTGTTAGTCCTTCCAACAAACCAGTTCTAGCCCATTTTCCGGCTAATTTGGCAGCATCACTTTGAAGTGATTTCCAAGATCCTGCTGCACTTTCTAAAAGTTGTTGTACTTGTGACATTTTCTTATTTGTTTTTTAATTGTTTTTAATTAATTACTTAATACCGGCTAACACTTGCCATCTAGCAAATTGGTTATCCACTTCAAGAATTGGTTTCTTAGGAGCAATACCTGCTACTTTAGAAGCACCACCAATCATTGATTCATTAATGTTAGATCTTTTTTCTTTCAATCCTTCAGATAATGTTTCAAATACTAATTTTGCTTCTTTTGGAGTAGAAGTTTTGTCAAAAGCTTCCAATACTTTTACTTTTTGAGCTTCAGTTAAGTTTTTAGCTCTAAAGATTTTATTAACGTAAAGAAGTTTAGCGTTTAATAAGTTAATTTCATTTAACTCAGAACGAAGAGTAGTAATAGTTTTAAGAGCTTCATTTAATTCAGCTTTCATCTTTTTAGCTTCAGCAAATCCAGTATTTACATTTCCATCACTTTTAAGATTAGTTGGGGTAGCTTTACCACCTACAAGAGCTGCTTTAAGTTGTTTTGTCATAGTACCAGCCTGATTTGCATCATAATAGTCAGCTAAATACTTATAGATTTTATTAACTTCACCGCTAAGTTTTTGTTTCAAATTTTCATCTGTAAATTTACCAGCGTTAATTTGAGCCATAGCTGCCTTAACATCCGCATCTGACATTTTTAGTGTATCTTTTAAATACTTGTCAATTGATGCACCCTTAAGAGCACTTCCGATTTTTGAAAAAATTCCTTCTTTCATCATTTCGTCTTCATCTTCGAATTCAACTTCTTCTTCTTCTTCATTTTCACCTTCATGACCTGCTTCTAGTTCCCCAGAAGCTACCATATTAGCGATTACGTCTTCGATAAATTTTCTAAGATCGTCTTCTGACATGTTTTCGATATCAACTTCTGCATCCTCGTCGTCTTCAATACCATCGGCATCTTCATCTTCATAGTCTTCGTCTTCGTTGACGTTACCATGAGCTGTGGCTCCTTTAGGATCATTAATTAATTCATCTCCTTCCATGATAGATTCTTCTTCTTCTAATCCATCTAATTCTCTTAGAAGTTCTTCAAGATCGATTTCGTCCATAGTTTCATCCTCTTCCATCATGTCGTCTTCCTCCATCATGTCATCAGCTTCTTCCATCATTTCATCTTCTTGCATTCCTTCTACTTCTTCTAGCTCTTCATTTTCTTCCATTTCATCCATTTCAGCTATCTTTGCAGCTAACTTTTCACGAATTAAAGGTCCGAAATTTTCTTCAAGAGCAGCTTTTGCGTTTGCTATTGCAGTTTCTTTAACAGCTTTAGCATCAGCAATTGCTTCTTTAAGCAAGTCTCTGTTACTTTTCATTTGTCCTCAAATATTTTTTTGTTGGAAATACGCTTATTGTTGACGATTGTCGAAGCGTAATAATAATTTATTACTTTAATGTGATATAGAGATCACATATTGCAAATATACATATATGTGGATTTTTCAAAAATCGCCTTTGCAATAAAAAAGCCTGCGGGTTAGGCAGGCTTTAATATAAATTTATAAGAATAATTAACGTTCCATTTCTTGTGCTTGAGTTATATACCAACCTAATGCACGTTGTAATATTCTTTTTTGGCGAGGATTAATACGAGAATCTGATTCTAAGGATGATTTTAATTCTGTATGGTCTTGGATTTCTTCGTTGCCAAAAATATCAATCTTTTGAATATATTCTTTATATAATGTTTTAGTTTCATCATCCATGTTATCCATGAATGAAGCTTCTTTTAATTTAGTTTTTTTTTTTACTTCGTTAGTTTTTTCAGCACCTAACATTTTAGCTATAGCAATTAATGCTCCTGCTACTCCTGCTGTAATAGCTAATCCACCACCAAATCCAGTACCTGTTACTTTACCTACAATTAAAGGAATAAGTGGAATGATCATTGATTTCATTAATCCACCACCTACATCACTTAATGCACCTGCTATTTGTTGTTTAATATCTCCTTCAGCTTCAAATAAAGATTCATCAATTTTAGTAATTACATCTTTAACTTCTGAATTTGCTGTAATGCCTTTTTTAGCTAATAATGATTTTAATTGGGCTTTTTGTTCATCTGTGAGTTTATCAAGAGCTGTTTCGATTGCAGGGTTTGCTTCAACTGCAGATTCAACTTTATCACCTACAGCAGCTGCTTCTTCGGCTTCATTTAGGTATTTTTTTCCAAAGAAATAATCAATTGGATCTTTAACATCTCCTATTATTCCTAAACTTATAACACCTCCTATAGATTCATTTAAAGGTTTAGAAATTTTTTCTAATTTTGCTTTATATTCACTTTCAGTAAGAATACCTGCTCTTTTTTGTAATTTAAGTTGTTCTTTTGTCATTTCGTTTTGTTTAAACATGTTTTGTTCTCTAAGAAATCCACCCCCACTTCTTCTAACTGTGGTTTGGTTTGAAGCTCCAAATTGTCTATTTGGACTAGTATTTACAGTTCCTCTGGCAGCATCTGCTTTTTCCATATAATCTTTTAATTCACTAGCAAAACCTTTTAAAGGTTCATGTGTATCAAGTAAAGATTTTAAACTTTCTTTTCCTTCACTGTTAGCCCAAAAATAGGCTGATTGGAATTCATCTTTAAGGTTTTCATCTTTTAAATTAGAATATCGAGAAAGAAACTTTTCAGCATTCATATCAGATATTTCATTCAATTTACTCATTGGGTTTTATTTTAAAATATAGGACAAGTGCCATTAGCACATAATATGTCAGTTAATAATGAGTTTACTTTTGAATATGGGTTTTTATTTACTTTATTTTCTTTACCTTCTTTAACCAAATGCATGTATGAACCTGGGTTAGAAGGGGTTGATACAAAATCCCAACATAATAATTCAAAATCATCTTGTACCTCTAATGTTTCACCAATTTGTTTTAATGAACCCATTCCACGAGATGATACACCTACTGTAACATTATTTTCAATAAGTGCTTTTAAAATATTACCGGATACTGTAGGGAGAATTTCTATTTTACCTAATACTTTATCTCCATCCCACCAACAATCTCTAATGATGTGAGATACATTTTTAAGATTAATAATAGAAGAATCAGGGTGATCTAATTCACCTGTTGCTCTATTTCCTCTAACAACATCTTGGTATTTGTTAATTTCTCGTTCCCATAATTCTTTAGGATAATATCTTCCATTTCCGTTTTTAACTTCAGCTGTGGCTAATATTCCTTCAACTAATGGGTTTCCGGAAGGTGCTTTCATACCTTCAGTTAGTTGAAGTGGAGATACTGAAAAGGGAATGGTTTCTATTAATACTTGTTTCATAGGTTATTTTTTATCTAAATCACCGTATCCACTTGATTTGTATTTTCCTTTAGGAGCTTTTGGTTCACCTAATCCAGGTGCTTCAACTTGGTATCCAATTCCTTTAACACCAGCAAAAGCATTTGTATGATAATAGTTAATATCTTTAGCCATGTTTTTAGCAACAATAGCTTTTAATTCATCAACAGTTTTTTTAGCATTTTTAGGATCACCCATTTCAGTTAAATAACCTAATAAAAATGATTGACCATAAAGGTTATCAATATTTTTAGGATCTTTATTATTAAAATTAGCTTTATCTAAAGTATCTTGAACAGCTTTATCGATTTTAGAGAATTTGTTTTGATCACCATATTCTTCTTTATCTTTAACCCCAACAGCTTCAACTATTTTTTCATTAAAAATTTTAAACCAATTAGGTTGAGATTTAGATTGAGTAACTACTCCTCCAACACCTTCACTTAAAAGACTTTTGCTTTTTAAAATAGAGACAGCAGAATTAAAATCATTTCCATGAGCTATATATTCGGGGAATAAGTTTCTAGCTACTTTAAGAAAATGATCTTTGTTACCTTTTCCTTCTTTTATTAATTGATATTCTTGTTGTAATGTTTTCATTTATTATAAATGTTAATTAAAAAATAATACATTATTACTAGTAGCATCTAATGAAGCACTAGTAACAAAAATAGGATAATATCCCGGAGAGAAAAATAAAGCAGGTGATGAGCCTGATAGGGCTAGTTCTCTATTACCTCCGTCTTTTAGTCCTCTAAAATGAGCTACGGTTGCTTGGGGATTAACTGATGTATTAGGGCATACAATAAAACCAGCAAATGAGCCGGTTATAGATTGACCTTGTATTAAAGGTACTGCAGTTGCATTTACAGGTATATTTGCCATTTTTTAATCTTTAAAAAGTTCTATTAAATCGTCTAAATAATCATTTGCAATGTCGGTACCATATAAAACGTTATAAGATGGTTGGTTTCTATAGTAATCCATTGTTTTGTGTTTTGCTGCTTGAAGTAAAGGAAGTAATTCGTTTAATTTAGCTTCTAAAGTATCAAATCCTAAAATTCTACCAGCAATAAATTTTCTTAAAGAAGCATCTACATCTATGTCATTTAAAAATGATTCAACATCTGTATTAGCTTCCCATAATTTTTTAACTTCAATTCCTTTGGCTTTTTTCGCTAGTGCATCTTTATTAACTAATTTATATTTAAATTGTTTAACATATACATTATCTTTTACACCTTCAGGACCTGCTTTAGGACCAGGACCCATATTTGCTCCCGGGCCTTCAGCTACTTTTTTATATCCTGCTTGAGAATATGCTCCATAAGTGCTTTTTCTTGGAGATGGACCATTGTGGTTTTCTCCTTCTCCTCCTGAGGTAAATCCTGAGTTGGAAGCAATTGTAGAGTCTTCTTTTATTTTATATTTGTACTTCACTACTTGCCTTTTTTAATTCTTCTAAAAGTTCATAGTATTGTAACAAATTAACTAAATCATCATTACCCACTTTGGAAAGTTTTCCTAGTGGGGTTAATAAATTATTAACTTCTTTTAATTTTATCTGTACTGCTTTATCACTAACATTTTCTGAGATTATAGTGATTTGGGTTTTAATTTCGGAAACTTTAGTATTATAAAATTCTTTTAATTTTGGAGTTGAATCAACTGAATTAATGAATTCTTTTAATACTTCTTTTTGGTTATCATTCAATGTAGCGTACTTACCATTGAATTTTTCTAACATTACTTTATATGTAAGAATACGTAAATCTTTATCATATGATTGGAATTCCTCAATTAAATCATCTTCTACTTTTTGTTTATTAAATTGTTTAGTAGTTAATGTTTCTAAAAGAGCAATTTTATTTGATATAATTTGATCGGGATTTGATAGATTCTCACTGTTATAAATCTCTACTAAAGTATATAAAGCAGCATGTGATTTATAATTTGGAAGTTTTGTTGAAAAAAATTCTTCTAAATCATAATATTTAGAAATTTCGTTAATCAAATTATATTTTTGTCTTTTAAGAGTACTTCTATTTAAATTTTTAGAAGATTCAATAACTGAAGTGATTACTAATTCAGCTTTACCTTCCGTTAAATTTTTGTGTTTAGTAAGAGTTTCATATAATTTATATTCTCTTCCTAATTCTGTTTTGACAAAATATTTTTTAAGAACATCTGTAGCTTTAGAATCTTTACCTGATAATGTGTCCGATGTTATCTGACGCACAAGCAATTCAAATAAAATTCCCGTATTCTTATACTTAGAATGTTTAATAGTCATTCCTATGATTTTTGTTATAAATATATAAAGATTCTTACTCTCTTATTTGATTTTCATCTAATAATGATTCTTTTGATTTATCCTTACTAATATTTAAACTTTCAATTAAAGTTTTATGTTTAAGATAAATTTGTTTAGCTTCTAATGCTAATGGAGAGCCACCTTTATATTCAGGTTTAATTGAATTTGATTCATTATCGTCTTTTTTCATACCTCTAGTACCTAATCTATCTTTACCAAAATTATCATCTTGTGTATTTCTATTAGTAGATTTTTCTTCAGGACGACCTAATTTTGAATCCTCATCATATCCTGCAGGTACATTATCGGGTTCTGAATACATTCTTCCTTTACCATATAATGAAGCTAAATCATGTGGGGTACCATAAGATTTACCAGTTACTTTAGGGTCATTACCTTCGGCTTCAATTTGAGCGTAACGGAATCTACGTTTCTGGTCTTCAAGGAGTAAATCTCTATATTCATCGTATTCATCTTCACTGAAATGGAAGATATTATCATATATCCAATCTGTAGGTAATAATTTAGCTTCCATAATTTTTTGGGCTAAATCTACTTTTTGGGTTAACAATGCAATTTTTTCCTGATCATAAATGATTGAAGGAGTCGTTAAACGAAGTTCAAAGTTTGTTAATGCTTCGTCTCTATAACCTTGTGAATATAAATGCACTAAAGCAATTTTATATAATTCCGAAACAGTAATACGTTGGATACGATCAATTGTACGAGCAAAACGAATATCTTCTGCTGCAAGTGTTGCTTTACCTGTTAAATCCTTTTCGTAACCCATAAATGCTTTAGGAACTTTAAGGGCAGCAAATAATTTATCACGTAAATAGGTAACATCTTGAATACCATCATATTGTAAACCAGGAGCGGTTTCAATTTTAGTTGATGTGTCATTCCCACGAATAGGAATATAAAAATCTTCAAGTAAGTTTTGTTGATTATATTTTAAATTATACTCACCCGTTTGTCCATCCATTAAAGGAGTACGTTTCATTGTAGAAATTGTTTTCTGCATGAAGTTTTCTACCTCGTTTGGTGGAATTGAACCTACGTTAATATAAAAAATACGACGATCTGGAGAGCGAGAAATTCTATGAACTAACATCGCATCTTCCATTAAAACATATTGTTTGAAAATACGGCGAGCAGGTTCTAGATATGAACGACCATAAGGAAGATAATTAACATCAGTTAACAATCTAAAATGAGCCATTTCATAATTATCAAAGAAAATTCCTTCTGTTTTATCGTTTTGGACTTGTCCTAATGTTGGTGTACCATAATAACCTGACCCACCTGCATAAATACCTTCAGGTGAATATCTAAATCGTACAGCATTTGGATGCTCTTTATCGTAGTTTTCTTGTCTTTCAATATGATATGCAGTATATGGGATTACATTATAAACACCATATTTTTCTGCAATTTCCATTTTTAAGAAGAAATCACCGTATTTACACATTTGGCGAATCCAAGACCAAAGGTTAAATTCGATATTTAATACATCGTAAAATAAATTGTAAAGAACTTGTTGAATATCTTCGTCGTTTGAACGAATTTGCAATACTTCACCTAAGTCATTTTTTAATGTAGATTCATCTGAAATAATATCAAGAGCTGAAGCGACAATTGCATCGTAATCCATATTGTCATAGTCTGAATAGACCATGGTTCTCAAGTATTGCCAATTGACATTTAATTGGGAACCTAATAATGAAGTGGATGTTGGGGAATATAAGCGATTATATCTATCTAAAATTGAATTAGTTGCTACATCGCCCGAACGTTGAATTGAATCAACATCTATTACTTTTAATTCATTTCCACCCTGATTACGGATGATTACGTCTGTTGAAAACAAACGTTGCAATCGGGTAAATAAAGTAGTATCGGCCATTTTAATTTAAGTTATATGTATAAATATTACAATATCCAGCTAATATCTTCAGATCCATGATCTGTTTTTATATTATAGGGATTTGGAATATTATTTCTGTTATAAGCACCAACATACGTACTCTTACTCATGCTTCCAAGCATAGCTCGAGTTAAATCATGGGATTGTTGTTGGAATTTTAGTGATGTATCTCTTAAAAACATTCCTATACCAAAAGCCATCACTAAGTCATCATTGTAACCAGTTTGTGCTTCAGGTCTACCGTTTTTCCAAACGAATACTTTCATTTCTTCTAATAATCGTTTCGAACGGATTGTTACTGAATGATCACCAACATACTCTCTAAATTTGTTTATAACAAGAGGTCTTGTTCTTAGGGACATTGTAAAACCAGGTGTCATTTCCGAACCACCTTCAAATACTCGTAAATAGGATTCAGCTGTTAATTGGTCAGATTTTGGTGAATGGTATAAATTTCTATATCCCCTTTCAATAATAGCATCTAATGTAGCCCAACCAATTGAGGCATTTTCAACTACTAGCATTGCATTATTGTATTCGGAAGCTAAACCAACTAAGAAATAACCATATTCTTTAGGCGGTAATTGACCTCGATATTCAGCAACTTGTGTATTTGTTGCAATATCAATTACATGACATGCCGAAGAGTCTTTTCCATCTCCACGAGCAACGTCTGCCAATATCATGTATTCACGTGTGTAGTCTGCAGGTTCCCACACCCATAGATTTTGATCGACTCCTCTACGCTCAATTGGGTCTTTAATTGTTGTTTCTTTTATAAAATCAATCCATTCAGGATAAAATACAACATCCCCTGAGGTACTAAAGTCACAATCACATTCTTGGGCTGCTAATCTAGGATCACCTAATAATTCATCTTGTCGTTTCCTCCAGGCTTCATCTCGTTCAGGGTGGACGTACCATGGAAGTTTAATTGGTAAGAAATCGTTTTCTGCATTTTCAGCAGAAACCCATGTTTTATGAAACCAGTTACCGGTACCGTAAGGGGTTGATAATACTATCGCTCCACCACCTGTTGCTAAGGTTTGTTGTGCTGATGCCCAAATCTCACCAATTTGTTCAATAAATGCGGCCTCATCCACTATCAATAAAGATACTGCTTCTGATCGACCTGCATCACTACTTGCTGAAGTAGCTTTGATTTGGGACCCATTACTTAATCGTAATGATAATTTATTATTTTCCTCTGCTTGTATTTTTAACCAGGAAGGTAAGTTATCAAACATAAACTTAACCTTTGTAACCATGTTACGAGCGGTTTCCTGTTTAGTTGCAATACAAAGTACATTTTTATCTTTATGGAATAACATTAACCACAAGGAATAACCTGCTGCTAATGTTGATATACCTAATTGTCTAGATTTTAATACAACTGAATATGGATTGTCTCTAAATAAACGTAATGTTTTTTCCTGGAAGGGATAAAGGTTAAATAAGACTCTACCTCTTTGAGGATGTTGGATGTGGCAATACTTTTTCATAAAGTGAGCCGGATCTTGGGCACACTTTAAGTATTCCTCACGTATTATTTGTTTTAAATCAGGTTGACTCATGTTATTTAACTACTACCAATGTAAAAACAGCAAGTAGAGAAGTTACGAATCCTCCACCTAACCATTTAATTCCTTTCTTTAGGTTATTATTTTTATTGGTAAGGTCAGTTACATCTTTTTCTAGCCCTTTAATTACAGTATCTTGTACCGTAACAATCTTTTCATAGTCTGCTACTTGTTTAAGATAATTTTTTTCTTTAGCTATATAAATACTGATTGTACTATCTTTGGCGTCAATTTTTTCATTTAACTGCCATACCATTTTATTTATAACTTTTAATTCAGCAATAGCAGAATCACCTCGTGTAAGATCAATTGCAATTGATCGTGCTTTATCGTGAGAAAAACAAATTTTATCTGTAACGGTCTGAGAAAAACTGTTCGAGCTCAGTATTAGAAGCACTAGTAAGATCTTTAATTTTATTGCCATAATATGTGCGTGTTGTTTGTAGCTCTTGTTCTGTGTGTTTAATTTCTATATTTAATGAATCAACAATATGATTTTGTTGGTCAAGGTTTTTATTTAAAATTTTTTGACCTTCTTTTAATAAAAAAATATTGTTTTTTAAACGTTCAATTTCTTTTTTTTCTTTAGAGTATTTGTCTACTGTAGAAGTTGTAGGTTTAAAATAAGTTAAAAGTATTAAACACAATAAAAGTATCCCACCTATAATAAGACGGGATAACTTTATTTTAAATATTTTATCTTTAATCATATTACCCAATTACACCTGATACTAGTGAATCTAAACTAGCACCTTTAGCTTTAAATAAATCTTTTACTTCTTGCTTGTTAATAAGACTTTTTAATACTTTTAAATCATCAGATTTAACTCTTTCTGACTTAGGCATGTCTTTTAACTTATTAACTTTAGCTGTAATGCCTTTTTTTAATTTATCGTATCTTTCTTCTTCAGCTGAAGTAAGTTTTTTAGCATGTTTAGAATTTTTACCTAATTCTTTTTCTGCTTTTTTCAAATCAGCAGCTGTTGGTTCTTTATCATCGTCATCATCTTCTCCTTCAGGAAGTAAATCAGCTGGGATTGGTTGTTTGGATTGGATGGCTTTATTGATTTTGGCTTGTCTAGCTTTAGAAGCATTTAAAGATGCAATTGCTGCTTTTTTATTTTCGATATCAGTTGTTTGAGTAACTTTAAGGGTTAAGTCTTTTACTGTATCATCAATTGCTGTTTTAGCTGCTGTGTTTGCAGCCATATCTTGAGGGGTTAATTCTGCTAGGATAGCTTCGCGAATATATTCTTTTAATTCAGATTTTTTCATTTTAGAATTTTGATCATAAATATTATAAGGAAAGGGTTTCTTTCACTTGTTTCATGCGTTCTTCAGTTGAACCTTTAATTTCAATGAAATTTTTAATTTTATGATTATATTTTCGCAACAATGTTTTAATTTCAGTATCAATCTTTTTTCTATATTCTAAATCAGTTGTACGAATACCATTATCTTCTACTTCAACACCTTCAGGAGAAACATAAAATAAATAATCATATTCCTGGATAAGGTGGTTTGCAAAATTAGAAAAATCTTCTGCTTGAATGTGACTAATTGATGTAGCTGATAGAGCAAAAGCCATAACATCAATTACTGTACGATCAGTAATAATATTTTCCTGCATCAATTCACTAGCACGTTCTGCTAGAAAAATAGTTTGACCTTTAACCGTTGAGTCTGTATTCAATGGGATACCTAATTCCATTAAATACTTAGAACGCTCTGTTCTAAATGTATAATTCTTAAATTCAGGTAATTTTTTCAATGCTTTTACAAGCGTTGTTTTACCTACTGACATTGTTCCGCAAAAACCTATCTTCATATTAAAATCGTGTTGTTCCTTTCATTGATGAATTCTTATACCAAGGTAATCCTTCTCTACTTTTAAGAGTTTCTTTATATAATTTCTCAGTATATTTAATCCCATTAAGATAGTATTCTTTTTTCAATTTACAATCTTTATCAACAGGTTCAATTGCTGGACCATCCCAATTGTGGAGTTTCCAACTTGATTCTCCAAGTAATTTAATGAAATGATGTTTAGCACCATTCATTTTCATTACTTTTAAGTCATATAGTTTTTCTTTAGTTTCCATATTGTAAATGTAATAAAAATATTTTAAATATCCTAATTATTTTAATAAATCTTCAGCAACATAAATTGCTTGAGCTCCGGATACTGTAATACCACGTGCACTTAAAGCATCACCTACGAAATGTACGTTAGGATAATCGATTAGACTAAGGTTACTATAATCTACTTTTACCTCAGGTGATAGATATTTTACTTCAGGAATATACATTCCCCAATCATCACCCAATGTTGGGAATACTTTCTTCATATCCTCGATAAAATCTTCTATGTATTGAAAATATCCTCTAAAAGCTTCTCTTACCTCAAATAATAAATCAGAATCAACCATATGATATGATGATACTAAAGTTCCTTCAGATGTAGTAGATGGTTTACGTGAAGGGGAGTAATATAATCCTGTATTATGGAGTTGACATTTATTGACAACTTCTCTTGACCATTCAAATGGATCTTCAATACCATTAATTTCCATTAAAATACCAAAGTTAGTCATATTGTTTCTATATGCTTCATCTTTTTTAGCGTGCCCATTGTAACTGTGATCTCCATATGTTTCCTCTACAGCAACATATGCTGCATTATTGTTTGTACAGAACGAACGTAATGAAACACCTTTATCTTCAAACTTTTTATATAACTTAAAGTCATATGAAATATCGATTAATTTTTGGAAGTGTTCTTGTGGTGCTTCAAATCTAACACCAATTTGTACTGATTTAGGTTCATCTGGAAGTTTATATGATTGGGCTAATTGTTGGGCAAAGTCAATACCTGATTTACCTACAGCAAAGATAAGTTCATTATAATCTAATTGGAATCCTAATTCACTATTTAAAATATCACACGATATATGATTATTTTTAAAGTTAATAGATGTTACTTTAGTTTCCCATCTAAAGTTTACACCTTTAGATACTAAATAATCATACCAGTTTTTAGCAATTTCAGATAAATAATCTGTACCTACGTGCCATACTGGGAATAATCGTAAACCGAAATATGGTTTAATAAATTCAGGTTCCTCAACAGGATTTGAACATTGTACTTCTTCAGGTTTAGGGTGAAAACGTTTAAAGTTGGTAATGACTTGATCCATCAATTCCATTGCTTTATCCTCACCTGTGTATTTAGATAATTGACCTCCAATTGCTGTGTGGTAAGTCAATTTCCCATCAGACCAACCTCCAGCACCAAGAAAACCTATCATTACCTCTTCAGGTAAACGTTGGTATGGATCTTTACCCATATCAATTATTGTGATGAATTCTCCAGGGTATCCATTATCCACTAATTTTGTTGCAGCATTAACACCGGCAACACCCGCTCCTACAATTACAATTTTTTTATCCATATTTATATTTTAACGTTTAAATATACGAAAAAAAAGCTGTGGCTCCAAATTAATGGGCCACAGCTCCTAAAATTTTTTAAAAATCGACAGGCTATGAATCTGTCTGTATGTTATAATTTTTTAATATATTGTACTCTATCTCCACGTCCAAAAAGATAATGATCATCAACTAATCCTAACCAAAAGTCATATGAAGTAGTTTTACCAGAATTATCTTTAACTCCATTTTCAATAGCTTTATCTAACATATCTTGGGTAAGATTTACTACATATTCATCACCTCCTGAACCATTATCAATAGTAAATCCTATTTCATATTTTCCAGGGATTATATCTTCAATGTATGAATTTCTTAAATCTTGATTTTCATTAAGAGATTGGATTTTTTCTTTAGCTTGGGAATAATTAAGAGTAACTTTTGTTCCTCTTTTTTTAGAAATTAATTTAATTACATATCCATTATCTGAGAAAACTCGATGTGGTTCTCCCATATACATTACTTCCTCACCTACTTCAAACATATTTTCAGTTAAAACACGTTTAATTTCTTCTTTAAGAAGAGCTTTAAATTCAGATTTTTTCACGATTTATATATTTTTAATCTTAAGTTTCCTGTTCCTTTAATAACACGATGCCATTCGTGTCTTGGTATAAATATACGTTCTTTTAAGGAGGTAGGCAAATTATTATCTAATTGAAGTTGCCAATCTGTATCTTCCAAGATTTCAACTATTCTATCCTCATCATCACGATGCCAAAGTAATTCTATTGGATCTATATTTTCGGTAAATTCACGAATAATATATTTGTCAGTAACTTCTATGTCGTTGTAGGGTTTACTCATCATAGTTAAATTTAGTAGCATTAGCTGCAGTCCATCTATCTTGATTTTCACATATCCATGTTTTAGTAGAAAATCTAAAATATGGAGTTTTTAAATCCGTTGAAGATGTTTGTGATTGATGCTTCCAAAGTATACGATTATTTGGTTGAGCAGCAAATTGTCCATTATCTAATTTAATTATATTAAATGATTTATGTTCATTTGGTGTCTCAGCCCATGATATATCTAATTCATTTGGTTCTGAAGAGCAGGAGTCTATTGTAAAAAGATAATAACCAGGGGCTTTACTTTTATCTTTCATGATGACTTCACATCTTGCATTTCTTAATCTTTGTTTTTTAATAACAGTTATATTATATGAAAAACAATCCCATAATTGTAACCAATCTAAAGGATATAGTTTATCTTCATTTATATCTGTTTTCCAAACATATGCATGTAAAGGTAATTTATCATATAAAGCACCATAATCATGAATAAGTGATTCAAAGTATAATGCTTGATTTGGTATTGATTTAGTTGATATCCAATGAGCTGATTCAAATTCTCCTTTTCCAAGAAATTTATTATTTTTATCTAACTCAAAGTCATATAAAAATTCTTTTTTTATAAAAACCTCAATTGGGGGGAGATTAGCTACTAAATAACTCATTTTTTATCTCTAATTAATAATTCACCTAGTACTTCTAAACGACCCACTTCTCTTTGAAATTCAATTGGTGTCATATTCAAAGATATTTTTTTTAATGTTTTTTCAAATTCTTTTTTAGATGCTTCTTCATCAAATTTACCTTCAGTAGCTTTTTTATAGTATGGAGCTTTAACTTTAAAATGATGCCAAGTTAAAAGTGCTAAACCGCCTTTTTCTTCAGCGTTTGCTGCTATTTTAGCCGCACCTTCACCACGTTTTTTAGCAAATTCTTCAAAAGTTTCTTTTGCTTCTTTTAATAGTTCAAGTAAATTTATCATTTTGTTTTTCCCCATTTTTTACCTTTTCCAGGTGTTTTACATTGTGATGCTGTAGGGCGGCATGAAGGATATTTAGCACGTTTTTCGCCTTTTTGACGACCACAAGATTTATATCCTACTATTTTACCATCTTTTCTAATAGGAGAATTACAATCTACCCAACCTCCTGTTTTACCAGGTGCTCCTTGACGTTTGAACCATTTACGTAAAGATTCATCTTCTTTTATTATAGTAGAAATGGTTTCTCTTAATTGACTTTCTTTAACGCTTTTCCAAATTTCTCCTTTACGACATCTAACTACAGCTCCTGATTTGTAAGCTGAAGGTTTGTCAAATTTACGATCAGCAATACGTAAACATCTGTCTCGTTTAACCTTCTTTTCTTGAAGGACCTCACTAATAATTTTTTTCAATTTATCCATCACCAAAATCCTGAAAATGAAGATTTTAATCCAAGTAATTTAGCATATCTAGGTAATCTACAGCTCCAGTATGAAGCTTTAGTTCTATCTGTTTTTTGAGAACATTTATGGCGTTTAGCAAATGCTGCTCTTGCTTTTGGATTATTAATTTTAGCAGACATACCTGCTTGACCAAATGATACTTTTTTAATTCGTTTAGTTTTAGGATTACGAACATAAACATAAAACTTTTTAGAACCCCCACGCATTGGTTTTCCAATTGGTGGGTTTTTCTTTTTAGGTTTTGATTTAGCTTCGTCTAATTCCTCTTCAATTTCTTCAAAAATATAATCTAATGGAACTTTTTTATTTTCATAAATAGCAAATTCACCTAAATTAGTTTCAGTTAAAATCTCTAAATCATCACCTGTAAAGTTTAAAATACCTCTAGAGTATAATGATCTTGCTTCTGCCCATAAATTAAAATAACTTTGGGATCCAGCACGATAAACATGTTCAGTAAGTGGTTTTTTATTATCTAAATGATATTTTAATCCTTCAGATAGTATTTCACGTGGAGCTAAACTTTCATTTAAAACAATTGGAGCTTTAGTTTTTCCACATTTGTCTCCACATCCGCAACCACAATCTGTGGTTTTAGATTCTAATACTTCTCTAATTAATTGGTGTAAGTTTTCCATATTATCTAAGTACAATTTGGGGATTTGTATTATCCCATTTATATCCTAAAGTAGGTGCTTTAACTACAGTATCAATATACCCTGCATTTACTACTTCAGAAAGTTTATCAACATCTATTAATACATAATCACCACTTGATGAATTAAGCATTAAAAAAGAATCTACGTTATTTTTAGAAGCATAAGAAGCAGCATTTAATTCTAGGATTTTTTTCTTCATATCCTCTAAATTTTGAAAATCTGCAGGACCATTAAAGAATTTACTAGCTAATCCTTGATTAAAATATATTTGATCAAGAATTTTTTGAATATATGAAATTACTTCTTCGGATTTATACCCGTTTTTAGTTGCTCTTTCATATATATCTTTTAAAGCATAGTTGATATTTCCATTGCTAGGTTCAGAAAGAAATTCTTCTAATTCTTCTCCATCTAAAAATTTATCTCCTATAATTTCTAAGTAATTAGTAGAACTACCTCTACCACCTTGTTGACCAAATCTACCACCTGTTCCTTTAACCTCAAGGTTTTTACCATTGAAATTTAAGTCACCACCACCGCTTCTATTATCAACATCTTTAAAAACTAATGCTAAAAATACTTCGGCTTTACCGATAGAAGAACCACTTGCATCTAGGCCTGGTTCTATGTTAATAAGATCTTTTACTAGTTGGTCTGAGAGTCCAGTTACTTGAGCTAGATTACCTTTATCACTTGCTCCTTCAAGGGATTTAGGTTTTTTAAGGTAATCTATAAGTTCTTTAGTTTCGGTATCTGTTAATTTATCTAAGATATATTCTAAAGACGATTCTTTTGTTTTAAAACTTTCAGGAGTATATCCTTTTTGATTTAAATATGATTTTAATTCACCTCTAGATCCCGAACCGGAAATGCTTTTAAACAGCTTTTTAAGGGTTTCATCGGGGATATCGGATGATTTTATTAAATCGATGAGTTTATTTTTTAAATCTTCTTCTTCGGGGTTTTCATCGGCCTCTAATATATTGTTAACCATTTCAAATAACATTTTTTTATCCTCAGGGCTACCCATATCAGGATATCCTTTAGGAAATTTATAAGCTACATTATTTATGATTCTATCAAAAACGTTCATTATGCTGGGGTTTCTTCTGCTGGTGTTTCTTCTTCCTCTGGTGGGGTTGTTTCCTCACCTGCTGCTGCTTCTTCACCTTCAACTTTTGGTTCTTCTTGAATACCATATGCTAATAATCGAGAGATAGCTTCGGCAGCGGATTGTTCTTCACCAAGATTTAATAAATAATATTTTTTACCTTCTACTTGTGCAATCCAACTTCGTTCGGTATAAATTAACATAAAATTTTCCATATTGCCTAATACAATACGAAAAGTTGTTGGACGAGGAGCTACCCATTGTATATCAGTCATGAATACCTCATACTGATTTGTAAGTAGATCAATAATGACTTTTTTAAGTTGTGGAAATTTTCCTAATACAGGAAATTTATCGGCATCAAGAGATATTTCTTCTCCTTTATCAATATCAACTTGTTTTTCAGCATATGATTGCTTAACAATTGATTTAATTTTATCTCTTAATTCACTTTTATTCATTATTCAGACTTTAACTTTTTAGCTAATTTTTTCAGCAATTGATCCTGTTTTCTTTTTAGCTTGAGAAAATTTTTCAATACTAGCAATATCCATTATTCTACCATCTTCATGTTTAAAAAACTTTTCTTTAGTTTTTTTATCTATTTGGATGGGATAATCTTTTCCTTTATAAGTATAAGTATCTGTAGTTACTTCGTAATTAGTACTTATAGGATTTAGTGAAGATGTTGAGGTAGAAGTTTTAGTAGAAGTAAACCTACCTTTTTCATCTCTTGCAGGAGTTGATTTAGGTGTAGATGTAGGTTGAGATGTTGGTTGAGATGTTGGTTGAGATGTTGGTTCTTCTTGGGCAAAAACTTTACCTGCTGCGATTGCTGTGTTGGCTTGGCTAGTTTGATTTAATAATCTTTTATAAGCATCAATAGTTTGTTGAATTTCTTTAGGAGCTTTATTTAATGATGTTTGAGGAAATAATTTATTTATATCGTTTACTACATCAGCAAGTTCTTTTTCTAAGGTTTTAGCTTTTTGTCCTAATTTAGCCATTCCTGCTTCTAATTTAGGATTTTTTAAATCTTTACCCATAAAAGATCTACCTATATTCCCTAATCCTGTTCCTACAAAAGCACCAGCACCTTTAGTTTGAGCTTTTAATCTATCTAAAAAACCCTCAGATACTTTATCAACTAATTCTTCTTCTTTTATATGTTTTTTTAATTTTTTAACATATTTTTCTCTACCTTTTTCTAAACTTTTAGTTAGTTTAGCAGGTTTGTCAGAAGGTTTAGATTGTGGGCGACCATATTTTTGTAAATTGGTAGCTAAAGCGTACTTTAATCCTTCTTTATCTTCGGCTTTTTTTTTTCTTCCATCATTGATGGTTTACCTGTTATATCATCGATAAAAGCATCTACTTTAGGTTCTGCTAATTCAAATTCTAAATAATGTTTAGCACTTGATATCATAGTTTTAGCAGTAGTAATTTTTGATTGCCACCAAGCTGGGAGATCAATTTCACCACCTCTTTCTTCTAATTCATCCATAATACTATAAAGCATCATAGAATATTTTCCTATTTTATATAGTTCTGATTTGATATGGTGTGGTTCATTATCTTCATGACCTAAGTCGATATCCTCTGTGTACATATCTTTTGGGAATTCAATACCTACAGAATAATTTTGAGGCATAAGATCATCAAATTTACCTTCTAATCCTAAAGCTTTTAAAGCATCTTTAATATCTTTGTAAGTATAAGGTTCTTTTAAATTAATTTTAACACCTTGTTTTTGAAGTGATCTTACTAAATCTTCGGGAGCTTGAAATTCTCTAATTTCACCTTTTGCTTTTTTAATGATGGATTTTTGCAAAGCATCAGGTAATTTTTTCTGTTTACCTTTTAATGCTGGGTTATTGTCGTATTCTTTAGAAAATGAAATGGCTTCTTTCATTTTAAGTTTATCGTCAGGAGCATATTGATTGTAAAGTGTTTTAGCATCTTCACCGTATCCTAAATCAACCAATTGTTTTACTACACTACCAATTTTTTTATCATATAATGAACCTGCAAGGAATGATCTATTATCATCGGACATATAGTAATACCAATCGAATCCTTTTAAAAGAGATTCTAATCTATTCATCAAGGCAGATGCTTGAGATAAGTCTTGCTCATCTTCATATCTATCGGCACCAACTTCAACATCCATTTCTTGCATTAGAGATTTTCTAACTAATTCTTTGATACGAGTTTTATGAGTATTTTCTTCCATTTCTACTGCTTTTTTAGCTGCGTTTATTGCTTTTCCAATAACAACCCTTTCAGCCTCTTTCCCATAAGTCTTAACAAGCTTACGCTTGTTTTTCTTAATCATGTTCCTTTTAATTTGAGCACTTTTATTAAGTACTTTAGGGGAAAGTTCGTTTTCCATTATTTTTTATCTTCGGTGATTGATGCTTTTTTATATTCAGCAACCAATTTTTTAATTTCACCTAATACTTTACGAGCACGTCCGTGAGCTGCTTTTGAAGTTCCAGCATGTTCTGCTTTAAATGATTCGTAAAGTGCTTCAATTTTTTCAAAAATTTCTGTTGTATTCATAATTTTTATTATTTATAGATTATTTATTTAATTTAGTCCACATTGGGAACGTAACTTCTTTAATTTTCATAGAAGATTCTTTTTCATCACCTTCAGCTAATCCTGGTTTTTCAACTACGTGGGTACGAGTAAAGAATGTAATTGTATTACCAATTTGATCCATTAATTTTTTATCACCTAATTGTTCAGCAGCTGCTTGAGCTTGTGTCAAAGCATCTTGTACTGATTTTACATTTGGATCAACTTCGGCGGTAGTCATTGTATCTGTTACTTCAACATCTTCTGTACCTTCAGGAGTTTCAATTTCTGCATCTGCTGTTTCAGTATCAGTTGCTTCAGCGTCTACTTCCTCATCTGCTTCATTTAAATTTCCTAATTTTTTAACAGCTTTTACTAAAAGATCATATGCTTGTTTAACTTCTTTAGAATCGTATAATTCTGCATGATATTCATCATATAAAAGAAGATCAAGTGCTTTAAGAAATGAAGCAATACGAGCTGGTTTTGCAGTTTCAAATTCATCTGCTTCGTTCATAAAATCATATAAACTATTTTCTTTTGATGGATTCTCAACATCAAGTTCAACTTCTGCTAAAACCATTTCTTTGATTTTAGCTTTTAATTCTGATACTTTCATTTTCTTTTTTTCTATTTCTTCGCCTTTTTTAACACCAGCTCCGTATACATCTTCTTCGCCTTTGTTTTTAGCTACTTTGTTCTTTTTTCCTTTTGCTACTCGTTGAAATTCAGTGTCACCTTCTTCTAATGTTCTCATATTAGCATATACTTCTTGGGGTGTAACGGAGGCATTTATAATATTTCCCTCTGAATCGATGAAGTAACTTCCTCCCTCAGTTGAAAGGATTTCATCTCCTTTTATTATATCTAAATCAAAGGATGATGGTTCAACTGAACCTGGGGTTACGGTAAATTTTATATTTTCTTTGTCCGACATGTAGTCAGCAAATCTTTTAGCTACGTTAGCTGTTTCTTGTGTATTTAATGTAGGTTTTTCCATTTTTTCTTGTAGATATTCATCATCTCTATCTCCCGTGATATAATCATCATCATCTTCTTCACCAGCATACCATGATTGATTAGGATCATTTGGTGCTTCTTCAGTAAAATCATGCATTTTCCAGTTAAAGTTAGGATTAGTAACTAATGCCGGATATAAAATTCCTTTTTTTCCTGAAAATGCTAAACTGATTCCTTCTGATCTATCTGGGTTAGCCATGCCATTCATTTGGGCTAATAATTCGTAATAATCTTTACCACCAAAATCACCATACCCTTCATAATTTTTTTCTAACCATTTATTACCTTTGTTGTCAAACATATAAACAGCACGAAGTGTGTTTTCAGGTTCAGAACCAATTTGTTGGTCTGTATCCTGGGTAAACCATGAAAATTGACCTTCGGTCAATGAGGAATGAAATGTTGCTTTATTTTCTAATATAGCTTTTCTAAGATCGAATTTTTTCATTTTTGGGTATATGTTATAAATATGTTATTTTTTAAAATTACTTTTAAGTTTTCGTAATATAGTTTCAGCTAATGTATTTTCGTACCCTGAGTCATAATCATAATCATCATCTTCACCAATATTCCAATCATCAATTTCAATATCTTGAGAATTTAAATCATAAAAGAAATCATAGATATCTGATGGAGTGTTTGAAGCATATAAAGTATCATCGTATTTTTTAATATCAAAATTATCTCTATATTCGTCATATGTACCTATTGCTTTACGAGCATCTCTGTTTGATACTTTAACGAAATATTTTTCATCAATTTCACCACCCATACCTTCTTTTATATTGGGGTTATCGCCTAACGCAAATTTTTCGTAATTTTGTAAATCGTTATAATATTTAATTTGATGTTTTTTACCATCTGTATCAATACCATAAACTATTGCATCAAATTTACCCATTCCATCATCACGTTTACCTGAGAGGAATTGTCTTAGTGATGATTTAGCACGTGCCTTATTAATGAAGGATAATTGTTCTTCTTTAATTTCTTCAGTAGCACCTACAATTTCTTCGTAATCATCCATTTGTAAGATACCTCTTTCTTTACCTAATTTATTTGCTTTTTCAGTAACGTCATGTAAATCTAAATCTTGTTCAGCATCTTCTCTAGCATATTCCAACATACGAAGGAATAAAGGAATATCCATTGTAATTGTATCAACGGCATCTTCTTCTTTAGCTTCTAATAAGTTCTTTTTAAGATAAGAAGCGTCAATGTCAATTTCTAAACTAACATTTCCTTCTTTGGCTTTTTCGTTATGAGGTTTGATAACAAGTTTACCAACATTGTCTTTTACCTTCATTACTTTCCAATCTTCACCATCCTTAAATTTAAGGATATCACCAACTTTATAATCAGAAATAGATTTAGATTCATATGCTGTTGTCATAGCTTCATTTATACCTTGGAAATTAGTTGTTCTAAGAGCTTGCATGATAGCATATACAGCATCTTGTTCTGAGTAATCATAGTGATTGGCAAGGGCTTTAATAAATCTATTTACTTTATTAATTACTTCTGGGTTTATACCTTCATTTAGGTTTGAAATTTCATCTCTAACCCATTCTTTTTCATTTGGACCTAATTGATCATAATCCATACCAAACTCTTCGTTTGCTATTTCATCATATATATCTCTTTCTTCTTTTAAAGGTTTAGAAAAGAATTCTTTAATTTTTTGTAAATCTTTCATTTGGTTGATTTTAAATAATCAGTTAGTAGTGAACCAATAGCCCCTACTTTCTGTCTTATAAATATCCATTCTTCTCTGGATAATTTATGTTCTTTATCATTAAATGCTATTCCCATTACTCCTATAAAATGTTTATCTAAATCATCTATAGCAATCATGTAAAATGATTTAGTACCATAATCACGAGCAAAAATACTCAAATCATATGTTTCATCAGTGTTATAATTAACAACAGCTAATTCACCATCTTTATAAAGTTTAGATAATGCTTTAGGGAATAAAGATACAGGGATTTGTTGAAAAATATGTTGGATAGTTCCAGTATTAGGAGTGATTTTTTCGTAAAAAAGAGAAAATTTCTGAATGGATTTCCCTGTAGGGAAAAAATGACCACCATTGTGGAATTGACCTATCCAAATACGATCACATTCTATTTCTTCCATAATCTGATCTAGTTGTTTATCAACTAGTTCATTTAAGTCAATGGCTTCTTTTACTGGGGATAGTTTTTCAGTTTTAGATTGTTTTTCTAATTTATTTTTAAACCAAGTTATGATTAAAGGCCCTACTACAGTGGTAATAAGAGCAACAGCAATCGTTGTAATTGTTGCTAAAATTGTCATTCTTTTCTTTGTTTATGAAGATGTTCTAATGCTTCTTGTTTATATTTCAATAATTGATTTTTTCCAGAACCGCTCCAATTTTCTATATCACCCGCCTCCGTAACAAAGGTTTCGTTACTGTTGATTAATTCATCTACCCAAATTTCGAAATCTTTAGTAACACCATCTAAATGATCATTAATAACTTGTTTTTCTACTTGTTCTAATTTTCCTTGTTTTCTTAATTCGTGTTCACTATCTACCTGGCAATTAAAACAGTGGCTATACATTACATACCATTGTTTATCTAAATGAGGTTTTAATGATTTAGAACAAGAAGGGCAAAATAAAGGTAATACTATACCTTCTTTTGCCTTATCTAATTTTGTAATATTTTGTTTTATACCATTTTTAATAGTCCATGATCGTCCGTCTTCTTCCCATACATCTCCTTCATCATGGAATTCTTTTGCTTTTGTATAACCAGTTCCCATAGTAGTTTTTTCTCCATACTTACCTTGGACAAGATTACGGAGACGATTAACGTCACTATGTTTAAACTCTTTTTTTAAAACTGAATCGTTTTTCATTTGTTTGCTGCTGTTATTGGTTTCTGTAATTTAATTATTGCTTTCATTTTATATTTCCCAGCAATGTTTTTAATTTTTTTAGAAACCGTATCTGCCCCGGATCCATTTAAATCTACAACTAAAGTATCTTCTTTAATAGGTGATTTAATCACTCTATGTTCTAATTCACTATAATTTGTTGTAAAAAAACTACTTAGAAAATAAGTACTAAGATCAACATTGGTTTTCTCTACTTCATTTCCGCTAATAACTACTCTTCTAAAGGCCATATTTTATTGTTTTGATTAGGTGTAAATTTAATGACCCTTTTTGGCTTTTCCAAGTTCTTCCAATGGTAATTTTGGAGAAGTGGTTTTAAAATCTCGTTTACGCATAACAGTTTTAGCAACTAAATCCATTTCATCATTTTTAGCATCGTAATTTAATGCAAATGGTAAATTGATACTAGTACGTAAATCGTTTAATACGGCTTCAAAATTGTCAGGGAAATCAGATAATTTCTTTCCATATTTTTCGGCTGTTTTGATAAATAAATCTTCAAGTTCTTCAGCTGAGATAGGTTTTCCATTACGTGGATCATTTACTCTTTCAAGAAAATGGTAAGTAAATTCTACATCAATGCCGTAATCCTCAAACCACTCATCTGCTATTTTTTCGATTTGATTTAAATCGCTTCTAGTTATTTCTTCTTTTAATTCTTGAACTAATTCACGAGCATATTCTTTTAAACCAAATGGGTCTGATTTTGGGGTATTATTGTGCCAGCATTTATGGCAAGTAAATAAATCGTTTCCTCCATCTTTTATAGCCCATTTCCAACCACATTTATCACATATAATATCAGTTGCAGTCATTAATTCTTTTACAGGAGCAAACCCTGAACCATAAGGTAAGGCTGTACCTGCTTGTGGGTCAGATGCTTCTTTCATTTTATTTAAACGTTGTGTCTTCTTTTTAGACATTTCTTTACGTTTTTCAATATAATCTAAAGCACGTTTTAATCTTGATTTCACTTCAGGATCTTTTGCTTTACCATAAGCTGCTCTTACTCGTTGGTGAATTAAGTTAATTACTTGAGATTGACGAGCGTGTGCTTTAGATTTAAATGATTTTTTATTTAAAGTATCAACGATATCTTCTTTGGTTTTAAATTTAACTCTAACTGTATCTGATGGATCTTCATCTGTGTATAATCTACGACCTGATCCTTTAGGTTTTTTACCTGTTCCTTTTTTAGGATCATTTTCTGGGATTATTAGTTCGTTTAGGTTTTCTATGTCTGTAGGGTATGATTTGGTTTTAGAATAAAATTCTATCATCCATGGTAATTGTTTCCATGAGTCTACTCCGTTAGGTGTTTCAGCATCAAAATATTTACCTTCATATTCAACCCAAACATGTCCTAATGTATTATTTCTAGAATCTTCTGTACTCATTATTTTAGAGCCAGGTAAATATTTACTTAAATTTTTAGCAAAAATATCACAGAAACCATTATTACATTCTTTTCCTCCAAATTTATCCCAATTTTTATATGTTATTTTTAATGCATCTTTTTCTGTTTGGGATAATGCTTTTTGATGTATATTCAATTCTGCTACTATAGCATTACCTGGGAAGTAGGTTATTATATTCTCGCCTTGTTGTTTAATTTTAGCATCAGGAAATACTTTTAATATAAATGCTTTATATAAATTATCTCTTTGGTTACTAAAATCTTCTTCGCTTGATTTTTTAGAAGGGGAGTATAAAATTGCTTTAATATCTCCTCTATACTGTCTTAAATAATGTTTAATAATATTCGTTATTGTAGACATTACTCTATATAGTTCTCCTTTATTGACTACTATTTTTGAAGATGAACCCTCAGCACCTTTAGGTTTTGCTAAAAATTCAATATCCATAGCTTCCATAGACATATCCTCATCTTCAGGATCGTCAATTTCGATATGTGTTAAATCTACCTCATATTTGGTTTCGGAAGGTGTGGTAAATTCTATAGAAGTAACTCGACCACTACTATCAACTTCTGTCCACTTATAAGGTTCAAGATTAGCTTCACCTACTTCATTTATTGGGAAGAATTTATCTTTAAATTTAGAAGGATATGTTGAAAATTTACCTTTACTTAAAAAATTAGTTAGTGTACCTAATAATGTAGTTCCTGAAATTCCTAAAATGGGAATAGCGCTCATTTTGAATATGTCTACAACATTACGATGTAACTTTTCTTTTTCTTCAGGAGTTAATTCTTGTTTTTTAATATATTTGGTAAATAATTCTTTAAATCCTTTAAAATCACCTGTTTGATCTTTATAAGCTGATTTGAAAGTGGAAATTAGGTTTTTAGTTTTATCTAAAATCCCTTCGTCTAATTTAGTTTTACTATCTGACCATTTTCTAAATTCAATATTACCATTTAGATAGGCTTCTTTTTCTATAGTTTCTAAATAATCGTCTTCATTTGTATTAGTAGTATTAATATCACCATTACCTATTCTACCTTCAAGATTTTGTATATGATGGATCATTTCATGAGAAAATGAACGTACAATATCTTTTGGATGACGACCATAAGTGTAAAGTACAATTAATTTATCATTAGGATTATAATATGCTGTTTTACCAAAAAAGTCTTCAGCATTCTTACTATCATCATGTATAAATTTTACTTTAGGCAAAGGACGAATATTCATACCTTTATCTAACATGTATTTTGTTAGATCTTGTATTTTTTCTTTATAATCTGTGTTTATTAAATTTTCTTGTAAAGGTAAAGATAAAGCTTTAGCTCTTTGTTTCCATAAATCTAAAATATTATTTCTATCTTTTTTATTTAATCTTACTTTATCAAAATAATCATTAATTACATCTTTAAAAGGTGTTTTTGATTTTTTAGCTTTCAAGTACATACCTTGAAGCATAGCATCTACCTCTTTTTCTAATTTAAAGTATTCTGATTTAGGTAAAACTTTTAAAGCAATTAAATTTCGTAAAATTTCATCATCTTCCATTTCTTTAGACGAAATTACATTAGACCCGGCTTGAGTTAAATGTTCAATTTCATGTCTAACAACATCTATTAGATCATTATATATGGTTTCCCATTTTTGAGGTAAATCTCTAGGATCTACTTGGAATTTAATTTCTAAATATGCTGGGGTTCTTAATGGATCTGCTCCTCCATCTACTCTATAAACTTCTGTTTTTGTTTCTTTAACATTTAAAGTAGCATAAAGTTCAAAGTTAATAGATTGACCTTTAGAATTTTCGGATTCATAATCCTCATTATATTCTAAAAGTTCAGGAGTACCATCATATTGACTTTTCCAATCATTAATTATATCTTTAACAATCATTCTTGTTAATGAATCATAACGACCTTCATTGATGGTTTCTTTTCCTTCTAATAGATCCTTAAGTTTAATAATAACATTTTGAGGAGTATCTATTAAAATCCCAATCCCACCTGCTTGTTCAAAAGCTCTAATGTTTTCGGGTTTATCATCAATTAATACGGAATTTGGTGTAGCCCATAATGCTTTTTCTTTACCATTTTTGGACCAATTCATTGGTAATGAACCTATATTTTTTGTAACCCATTCTGTTTTACCATCAATGGGAGCATCAAAAAATCTTCTACCAGTTAATTCTTTATTTGCTTTAGATAATTCAGGAACAGCAGAAAGTATTTCAACTTTATTGAAATTATTTTTAGCAAAATCAACCATTTCTTTAGCTCCTGGAATGATAGGGGCATTAAGCCAATAATCTAGATTTTCAACTGTATCTTGAGGTTTGATTTTTCTATCTTCACCAGTTTCAGGATCCTTAATAAACGTAGTTGCTAAATTTTGAGTGTAGTTTGATAAAGTATCATCTACATCAAAATAAATAATATAGTCTCGATTATCTTCTTCTAAAAGATCCTCCAATAAGAATTTGGTAAGCAAATCCATTATTATTTAAGCTTTTGGATTTTTTCTTTTGCAGCTGCTTTCTTTTCTTCAATATCTTTTTTAGCACCACGGAAAGCTTCCATTGCCTCTTCCATTTCTTTAAGCTGCGATTCATATTCCATGAAAGCTTCATTAGCATGACGATTAGCCTCAGAGCGGTTTTTATAAACACCTTTAGTTTCCTCCATTTTGATTTCGTCAAATACAGTAGCTTCGCAAACCATTCCTTCTTTAGTCATACCTTTACCAGGTTTTTTAACTACGAAAAATTTACCAATTTCATCTACTACAGTTGGACTATCCTCTTCTTTAATGGATTTTTTATCTTTTTTTTCTTCTACTTCTTTAAGTAAGTCTAATAATTTCATAATTATATAGTTTTGTTCGGATGATAAATACTTAATAATTTTGTTTCTTATCGTTTATTTTTACATTTTTTAATTAATTCATATAAATGATATAATAAATGCCACTCAATTTGAATGGCATTCTATAAAAATGTGATAAATATTTATAAAAACGTTTTGTTTCAATTGTTTCCGCTATATTTTTATTGTTCTTTTTTCACTTGTGTTTTGAATTCTGTAAATACAGGTGCTTCGTTTGGATTTTCTAAATCGAATAAACGTTTTACTGTTTTAAAGATTTCAATGTTTTCTTCTTGTGTGCGAGATGGTAAAATCATTTCCCATCCTTTACCTTGCATTTTTTCTTTATTAGGTTTACGTTTAGAAGATTTTAACCATAAAATACCTACACGATCAGGTTTAACACCAAAGCATTCTTCATAACAATGAGCATAAATTGCTGCTTGTAATTCATATATTGTTTGCATATGATTTGATGTTTTATGGTCAATAATCCATAAATCATTATTAATTTTACAAACTAAATCTGTTGTTCCTGCTACTTTAAGTTCGTCTGAAAATAAATGAATTTCTTGGTCTATTAATTCAGGTTGATTAGTTTCCCAAAAATCAACAAAACGTAAGAACATTTGCCAAATATTAGGATCATATTGAGGATTACCCCATTCATTTAAAAAGTTCATTTCTTTACCTTCTAAATATTCTTCAATCATTTCGTGTACCTTAGTTCCATCTTCTGCTGCTTTACGAACAATGTAATCGGCTGATCGACCCATATTTTTAAGCCATTCTTCAAAGTGTTTACCTTTAGGATAACAACTTAAAACATGTGTAATTGATGGATAATATTCTCCGTTTCGTCTGTAGTATCTAGAATCTGGGAGGGTAATTTGTTTGTGATCCTCCGAAATTTCTAAAATTCGATTGTTAACGGATTTAATAATTTTTTTCATAGAAATAATTTTTTCTCAAGTAAACCGGAAAATGTTAAGGGGTAGGTTTCTTGAATTAGTTTAGTGAAATTTTTGAAACCCATTTCACTCGGGTCTTTATCTTGCATATCTACAAGATAAACTTCTTTTCCTTCTTTCATAAGTTGCTCGCAAAAATTTAAGGCTTGTTTTTGAGCATCTTTATCTAAGGCAATGTATATTTTATCAACTGTTGATTTTACTATTTTTTTCATTAAATTAGATTGAATGTTTTTTCCAAGTAAAGGAATAACATTACGTTTAATAGCAATAGCATCAAATGGACCCTCACATAATATAAGAGGTAAATCCCAATTTACAAATAGTTCAAAAGGTATAATATCACGAGAAACTGATGGGTTTCTATATTTTACAGATGGTTCTTTTTCAAATGAACGTCCTGTAAAGTAATTTATAGTTCCATTTTCATCAAATGAGGGAATTATAACCATATTAGCGTATCTTCCTGTCTCACAATATCCAATCCCATATTTTAAAATATCTTCTTCGGTAATACCTCGAGATTTGATATACGAAAGAGCATGTCTTCCTATGATGTTGGATTTTTGAATATCTGTTAAAGGTTTAAATTCTTTTGGAAGTTGTAATTTATGTTCAATCTGAATATGGGTTTCAGGTCCTACATACTTTACTAAAACTTTTAATTCAGATATTTTATCTTGAGAAACGGATGCTGATTTGAATAATTGGTAAAGTTTTTTACCTTTTTTATCACAAACCCAGCAATGCCAAGGATTTTCTCCTTTAGCATTTTCAGTCATATTGATTTCTAGTTTAGGTTTATGGTGATTACATAAAGGACAATGGTAAGCATAATTACCACGAGCCGTTTGTTTACCAGAACCAAGCACAGAATTAGTCAGTGCTACTAGAGATTGATTTATCATAATGATAATATACTAATTCTCTTTTGCTACTCCAAAGTCACGTGCGAAAAATTTTCCTAAAATATTGTCGTTAAAATAAGATTCGGGATATTCTAAAACACCCATCATAAAAAGATACTTACATTCGTAATAAGTCAATAATTTTTTATTATTAACTACTTTAAGAATTTCACGTTTAAATTCGTCTTGTTTGTCTTCCTTGATGATTTCTAGTACAGGTTTAGCAGAACCAAAATATGTTTTCCAATCGCTTTCTTTTTGAACTACTTTAGTAGTAGGTTTACGACCAGGTCCGGTTTGTTCAGCTAATTCTTTTTTAGTGAGTTTTTTCTTTATATTATGATATAAAGATTTTTTTCCAATATATGCTTTCCCACTTGGTATATGAGTAGTTACATATATAAAACCAAAAGCATCTTGAGGTAAATCCTCTAGGGAATTTACCTCTTTATTTTGATATAACCAATTTTTCATAATTTTTATACTTTTATATATCCTGTATAAATTACATTACCCATATATGTAGAAGTATCATCGAAAAATTCTAAATAACCTCCATTAATTGTTGCTTTAATTGGAGGACCTGGATCGTCTACAGAGTTTGCTGTTACCCAAATATCGGTTCCTAAAGTTGTTGGAGTAGGTGCGGGAGAGAATGAATTTAAAGAAATAGAAGCAGATGTGGTAGAACCTCCCCCAAAAGTGGCAAATCCTGCAATTAAATACATTAGTCGTGGTGAATCTCCTTGAGGGATAACATTTATGGTACCTAATGTAGAAGAGGCATTTAAAGAAAAAGAGGCTGTTACAGCACGTGATGAACTTATTGCAAAAGAGGCTGTTACAGCACGTGATGAACTTATTGCAAAAGAGGCTGAGGTTGCTGAACCTGTTAAACTACCACTAATGGAAACATCATATCCTCCATTTGATGTTAAGGCTGAATATAGTTGTAGGATATCATTTGGTTGGATTGTATTTCCGTTTACAATGTTGGAATTATTTAAAGTTGCCATGGTTATCTATCTAGATTAATTAATATTGTTGTATCGGTTGTAGGGGATAAAGGTAAAGGTTGTGCTAATTTACCTATAGCTATTAAATTTTGATTGTCATCATATAACCCTACTGTTGTAATATAAGGATTAAAATACGAAGCAGTTGCAAAACTATATAGATATTGTCCCGGTGTAAAAAAAGTACCATTTGAGGCACTAATTTGAGTACTTCCTGAGGAGATACTTGGGTTTAGGGTAAAATTGTATTCATTATCTCTAATAGTACATTTATATTGAGTTTCATATATTGTAAGAGATGAAGAAAATGAACAAGTTACATTTGATGAAGTGACAAAAGCATTAGTAATTTGTACATTTCCACCTCCATATAAACTACTACCATATGTTGCGGATCCATAACCATTTAGTCCTGGGTTGCTATCACTAGTAATTACTGCTAAACCGTGAGGATAAAATATTTGACCACAAATTTCTCCTGATGATGATAAAATTAAATTTCCATTTGCATCATCATATATTGATCCACTTACAGAACCACTAACCATATTCCATATAAATGAACCGGGTTGGATATAATTTCCATATAATTTAGATGGAACTGACATTACTCCTATTACTGAACCTGAACCTGTTGGGAAATATTTTTCAAAAGTTAAAGTTGTTTGATTATAATTAAAATATCTTCCACTTGAATCACTAGATCCTATATAAACATTTCCTTCAGGATTATTACCGGGGAATAAACTTTGGGTGGTAGCAGGACTACCATAACTAGAACTTAAATAATTTGAATAATATAATTCTTGAATTGAACTATAAATTAATCTCTGATATTGAGTGGATACTTGTCCTGTTGTAGGATCTGTATTTGGATTAAATAGAGTTCCTGAAAGGTTTGTTCCTATAAATCTATCAATTCCAACAATAGATCCTGTTAGTTGATTAGCTCCAGTAAAAGTAAAACTCTTATTTACCTCAAAAGGGGTAACAATTATATCAGATGAAAGAAATTGTTTGTATGCACTCATTCATTTTAGAAATCTAGCTTAACGCGAACTAATGCTTCTTTTGTAAAGTCTTTAGGTAAAGGTCTTGACAATTTAGCAACCGCTAATAATTGGTTAGTATCGTTGTATAATCCTATAGTTGTGATATAAGTTGTAGGATTATTAATAAAACTACTATATAATACCTCACCAGTTGAACCTGAAATAAATGATGGGTTTTCTGAATAATTAAATTCTGATGTTCTTGGTCTTACAAATATATAATCGGAAGTTATTGATTCTTGAGAATTAATAAAGAAATCAGCAGATGGAGCTAAATTAGCTAAAGATGAACTTAGAGATACAAATAATGATTGATTTGGACTAACATTAGGAGCAGCTGAAGCGGTTGCTGATCCACTATATAAAAAACCAATACCTCCACTAATTGCCGGAGCAGCTAATGCCTTAGGGTTTAATAAAATAGTTCCAATATCTGGGAGTAACCATCCATAAGAACCTGAGTTCGCTGAATACCCATCAGCTGTATTTCTTGATGAAATTGTTGCTCTAGTACCTGTTGAACCTGTAATTAATTGAAATACTCTACCAGCTTCTGTAAATTGAACTGATGTTACATAACTACTATTATCGGTTATAGTAACAGAACCACCTGAACCTGAAAGGGTTAATGAAAGAGATCCTAAAAATAATGAATCTTTATATCTTGCTCTCTCAAAAGTTAAAGCATAAAATTCAGATGATGTAATAGCACCAAAAGTAAAATTAGTATTTTCATCACCAATTACTAAATCTTGCCATTGACCATAAATTGTTGATGTTGGTGATTTTCCGTTTACAGCAATATTGTAATTTAAACTACCACTTCCATCTGAATTTCCATAAGCTATTGCAAATTGGACAGATTGAGTTGTAGCGGTATCATATACATTAGTATAAAAAGCTCCATTAGAGCTATTAACTTGTGCGGATGATGAAAAAACGGATGCTAATGATGGAGCATCAGTGGACCACAGAGTTGAAGAAATAGCATCTGTGCTTACTACGAAATCGTCTGTTTCTAATCTTTTAAATGACATAATCTATATATTAAGATACTTGAGTTACTGTTACAGGGATTGTTAAACGAGCACCTGAATCTCTACCTTCTACAGTTAATGTAGCTTGTAATTGATTATTTGAACCAAACAATGTATTCACTGTTGTTGCTCTTAAGTTAATTGTACTACCAACAACTGTTTTAGATACGGATGTACCTAGTGTTTGTGTTTGGTTTGATAAATTAAGTGCCTGTACAGCTGGTGTGTTAATACCAATACCTTCAAATGTACTAAATAAACGAACATCTGAGATTGTTGCTGTATAACCTGCTGTTTCATAAGTATTCCCACCTAAATAATTTAATGTTTGAGGTGTGATTGCTAATGAAGCACCTTGTTTAATTATAATTGCACTGTAACCTAAATCAAGGATAGGCATTTTAGCAGTTCCACGAGGTAAAGTAACTAATTTATATTTCATTACTTGTGTTGCTTGCGGAAATGCTTCTAATAAAGGCATGTTTTGGATAGCTTCACCATAATATGCAGAACCTGAGGGATGATTTGGATTATAAAGTGTATAATCTATTTCATCATCAGCTAAAGCAAATTGAGTGATTCTAAATTGACCATCATTTTGTGCTAGTAACTGGCGTCCTGTATCTGTAAGGATTGCATCTATTGTTACTACGCTGTTATTTAAATATCCCATTTGTTTTTATTGTTATATGTTATAAATATATAATTTTATTATTTTTTATTAAATATTTGAAAAGAATCCAACAGATTGTGCTATTCCTAATAAACTACCTGTATATTGTGGGTTAAAATTTCCTGGGACTAGTAATCCATTAATGTTTCCAGTAGGTGTTATAAAAGACCCAGTAGCTAAAAGAACTAGATTTTCATTTGGTTTTCCAAATACATTTTGAAATGTATAAGAACCAGTAGCGTTTAGATCAGGAGCTACACCGGTTGAAAATACTTGATAATTTTGAAAACTTCCTGAAAATACATTAACATTGCTTCCTGAAAAAGAATATTGGCGGATTGATACTGGAGTATCCATGGATGAAGTACCCATTGGGGTACCTAAATATCCTGAGAATATATTTGAGGGAAATATTGAATTTAATATAGGAATGTTACTTGTTAAAGGATTTACTTTATTATCTAAAGCCCCAGTTAAACTCGATGATGGAATAATATTATTTGTTGAACTTAAATCAATTCTATTACCATCTATACTAATTAATGAAGTAATACGAACTACAGAAACACCAGTAAAGGATTGGATTTGTGAACCACCAATGAATATTTTATAAGCTACAAGTGAAGGACTTATATTATCAAAATACGCAAACCAATTACAATAATCTTCAACATTTGCTACTGCTCCTATTGAACTTCCGGAAATCATAGGTTGATTAACATATAATTGAGATATAGATCCTGTTGGAGATGTTGTTGTACTTCCATTATATCTTGGATTAGCACTTCTAGCTATAGTATAATTTGAAGCCGGGACTGTTGCTGGTGTTGCACTACCTGATCCTCTAGATGCTGAAATAATTGTATTAAAATTTACTGCAGTAATAGCATTTGATGAAAAATCTACATCAAAAAATTCTTCATTTGGACGAGATATAATAATATTATTTACTAATGGGTTGAATGATGAATAATTATATCCATTTGCCTCATTTAAAAATGGATCTAAAGTTACAGCTGTATCTGAGGTAATGGAATTATACGCATAAGGATCACCAAAGTTATAAGGGGAAAAAATTGTAGTTGTTGATACTGTTCCTCCAACAAATTGAATTTTATAAACTGTTTGAGATTCGGGAGAAATGGAAGCAATAGTCCCTGTTACTGTTACGGTATATGGAGTCGCATTTACACTAAAGGCTACTGGAAGAGTAATTTTATCCCCAGCCCTTAAATTAGATAAAGCTGCTTCTATATTTAATGCATTTTCATCAATTTCATTTATATATAAAGTACTTACATATAAATAATAATTAGAACCATTATATCCAATACTTATTTGCCAAAAAATTTGACCAGCACCTGGGGTTGTTAAGGAAGATCCGAAAATAGTATATTCTGATAATTGAGTGGGGGCCATTTTATATGGATTATCCTCATTTAATTCCCCATTTTCTACCTCTAAAATAGATCCACTTAATTCACCATCGAAAAATTCAATTTGACTTGATTGAGTAAAAGCAACTGAACCTGAAAGTGAAGGGGTAGTACCACTCCAACTTTGAGTAATATTAACTACGTTATTTCCTGTATATTGAGATGAAGTTAATCCAAATAAATTAGGCATTGTACCTCCAGTTCCTCCATTAATTTCATACATTTGAATTGGTGAGCCTGTGATTTCTAGGTTTTGAAATACAAAAGGAGAATTCCATGTAGGAGGAGGTGTACTACCACTTCCATAATATGAAGTAGTTGTATAAGTATCTACTTGTGGAACAGGATATTTGTTTCTCTCAAGTAAATGTTGTTTAATTACAATACCCGTAGCTAATGATGTTCTAGCAGGTACATAATCTTTAATCATTTTAAATAAGGCATTATCATAATATTGAATTATTCTAATGTAATCCCAAATATTGTAATTTGATGTATATTTTTTAAAATATTCTTCACTTAAAATATCCAGTTCAGGATATGTTTGAGCTGAGGTGGAAACTAATCTTGGATCACCAATATAGTTACCAATATTAAAATATCCTATTTGTGAATTTATATCCTCGTTTATTTCATTTTGAGGGGATAAAGCTACTTCTGTATAGTTAATATCATTAGTATAACTTTGACTTATAGGATAATTTTGTTGTATTGAAATAAATGGAGAAAGGACTTTATTTGTAGGTAAATTTACTTCTTCACTTCCACTATAAGGTAATACTCCATTAATTTGAGTAATTTTTTCAGTAACAATATTTTTTATTCCTACTGGTACTTGATCAAAGTAAATATATTCGTAATTATTTACAAAACTTGATGTATTACTTATATAAAAATTACTATCATTAGAAATAAAGGATGAAGCTGTTATCCAGGATCCCGTTACTTTAGGGTGGATTGATTTAGAACCTGTATATAATTCTCCACCTAAGGGGGCTCTAAATGCTAATTCATTTGGGGATGAATTTATTCCCCCTGCTCCTTCGGTTGAATAAGGATTCATAATATAATCCTTAAATACACTAGAGTTTAGTATAGTATCATAATATCTAATTTCTTGGTAAGAACCACTAAACATCTTACCTAAAGAGGAATTTGCAGTAGCCGGAAAATAACTATATACACTATCTGTCCAAGCAGCTTCATTTGCCGTTACCGATGAACTAGCTAAAAAGTTATATTCATTATAATTCCCCCCAGGAGTTACTTTATCTCCAGCGTATAATATAAAATCTCCAGAATTAACATCAGCTGTAACCATTACACTCCACCAATTACCATTAAAAAAAGGTAAGTAAACACTTGCTGATGTTGAAATAGCACTTGTATCTGGGATTAGATCTAAAAGAGCATATTGGTAGGAAGAACTTGGAATTGAACCTGAATAGGAACCACTTGTATAGCCTGAACCTGTATATCTTAGACGAATAGCTGAGCTTATATTATTTGTCCATAAACTTTGAGAATAATATCCACCATTAGTAGGAACCCCGTTAGTTTTAAATCTAAATTGTATACTTGCGGGGGTTAATGTATCCCAATTAGGTCCAAGTTCCCAAGAAGAAGATATAAAATAAGATCCTGAAGTATTGTAGGCTAAGTTATATTCATTTTGCCATTGATCCCATGTATTTGGGTTTTTATCTTTACCTCCAAATTCATTAATACGAATAATAGTATCAGGAATACCAAATACATTAATTAAAGTTCTAACACCATCAACTGTACCTTTTTTCTTTAAAAGATAAGGTAAATTATGGTATATTTTTTTATAAGATAATTTTACAAAATCTTCAATAGTTGGTAAAGAAGAAGCTGAAACTGATGCTGTTACATAAGATGTAATTAATTCACTTCCTGTTGGAACCAATGTACTACCACTTGGTGATAAACCGATAATAGCATTATATATGTTTTCCAGGGTATATGAACTATCATATATTTTAGTTCCTAAAGATGTTAATACATCTGCAACTAAATCTTTTGAAACACCCTCATATAAATTTGAATTTGCATTTAATTTAGAAGTAATACCTTTTGTATATAACCAAATATAGTCAAAGAATTGACCCACCATATTTACAAATAGTATGTAATTAGTGTTATCATTGTCACTTCGAATAAATTCAGGTACTACATAAATTAAATTATTTTGATTATTCTGATCATATATTGATGCTGAAATACTTTGAGTAGTATACCAGTTAAGAGCTTGAGATGATCCTGTTGGATATAAAGTATACGGAGGGATAGAATTTGATTTAGGCCAAGTATATGAACTTGAATCATAGTATAAAAAATATTCATACCCATCAAAACTTACTATTTCATCTTGGATTTTTTTCTCTAAAATTGCTTTACTTGAAGAAACAGCAAATGATTGAGATGTTGAACCGGTAATGGTAGAATATATAGCATTAATTTGATTTTGATAATTCTCTATATTTGATACTTTTTGTTCAAAATTATACAATCGTTGATTTGCTGATGAAAAGAAAACAAAGTTTTCATAATCTTCATAATCTACTGAAAGATCAAAATTAGGACCATCTAAATTAGTTAATAACTGAGATAAAGAGCCTGATAATGGAGTAGAGGTAATACTAGTATAGGATTGATAACTTGTAAGAGGTCCAGTTTCATTTTTAATAGGAATATTAAAATTAGCTGTTTTTAATTGTAAAACATTATCAATATTTAATACTATATCTTCAAATTCAATTTGGTAAGCCGTTGATTCAGCCGTTTTAACCACAACATATGTTTGAGTTTTTAATGGTATATTTGCCGGTAAAGGTTCGTATAATTTAATTAAAACTGAATATGTTGGGGTTGTAATGTCTAATAAAATATTAACAGCTAATACATAAAAATTATCTTCAAAATTTAAGTAAAATTCATCGAAATAATTTAAATCATCTAATTGAGCCTTAAATTCATTATAAGCAATAGCTATTTCCTCGTTAGATAAAAAATTAGAATTTAATCTAATTTCAGTTCTATTTGAAGAAATTTCGCTTATATAATATTGTTGTTCAAAAGAAGAACTTAATTTAGGAGCAATATAATTGTATACCGTTTTTACTATACCTGTATTAAAGCCTGCGGCAATAGCATCTTCTTCAGGATTAATAGTAATAGAGGTAATTTCCTCGGCACTGGTTAAGTATTGAGGTTTCCACCCTGCAAAATTATAATTACTCTGTAATAAATTATTATTAAAATCATATACAAAATACTCAATCGTATCCTTATTATCATTAAAAGAGCTTGATAATGTAAAGTTAGGGATTACATTAAAGTCTTGTGTATTAAAAGACTGATTAGGTGTTAATGTATTAGGATTTATTTGAGTTATACTATTCATATATTGTAATTATCCGGTAGGTAATTGGATGGTACTAATCTGTTGTTGTAATTCCAAATTATCTTGTCTAAGTTGTGTAAGTTCGTCAATAAGTGCTTGAACTACTTCATCTTGGGGAGCCGTTGTTCCAATATAAGCACCACTAGTTTTAACTAAATATTCGTGAGAATTAATTTCTCCAAATTTAGGTATGTCAAAAAATAATTGTTGATATTCTTGGAAAAATTGTTCAATTGTAACACTTGGGGTTACAGCTAAAGAAGAAGTAGGTTGGACTAATTGAGTAAAAGAAGTATCAATAGTATTATTAAAACTATCTCTATCAAATACCTGTTTACTAAAATTTATATTTTCCATTATCCATTAACTACTTTAAAATAATATTGATCTTCATATACAATCGTTGAACTACCAATTGTAGTTTGTACAAGAATTTGATAATATCTTTCAGGTTCTAATCCATTCATATATAAATCGAAATAACTTCCTGAAGGATCTACACTGAGTTGGGTATATGTTGGATCAAAATCAATTACATATTCATTAGTCTCTAAATCCTTAATAGCATAATAAGATGCTGTAGGTAAATAATAATTGTAAGTATAAACAGATGATGTTACCCATAATTGAGGTGGATATTCAGGGCGAGAATTTACTCTAAATCTATTTATACTTTCACTAAAGAATATACCGGGGTTGTTGTTAACTAGTATAGATGCTGGTAGGGTGGTTAATTCAAATTGACCTTTAGTTAAAGTAATTTTTAAATCAGTCCCACCTGAAGCTATTGATCCTAATGATTGGGAAGGGATTGTAATTACTTGTCCGGGAGCATATCCAGATCCTGTGCTAGTTACAGTAATATTAGATATTGAGGCAGTTGTAGCTCCTAATGTAATTGAAAATATTGCTGTTGAGCAAAGTGTTGGAGTTGATCCACTTACACCTGTAAAGGTTGTATTTGGAGTAGAACCAGTTGCATTTACATTTTGCGTAATTGAAGCTGAAAGAGCATTAGATGTTGTTCTTAAAATACCTAAGGGGTCTAAACTTCCAATATTATATGAATAATCATTCCATTTAAACTCTAATTGAGGAGGATAAATAGTATGGGTGTCTCTTGAAAAATAAGCTAAATTTACTTGTTGATATATACTGTTTACAAATTCTAAAGATGGATCTTGTCTAACAATAAATCCATCATTTGGTCTTCCATTTGCTGGGTTAGCAATACTTGCTGTCCAATACTCAACAAAGGATTTAACGTTAAAGGTTAAATCTAAAGGTGAATAATATGTAAATGTTTGATTTGTTTGAGGAGTTATATACCAAGTACCACCTCCGGCTGATGGTGGATTAGTAGAGGTATTAAAAGATCCTGTACTACCTGCTGTATATGAAGATGTTTTCCAAGCATTACTTCCTGAATAGGATCTCCAATTCCAAGAACATCCATTTTGGGTCTCAGGAGAGTTTAGATAACGACCTGTTCCCATATTCCAAGATTGGGATACCATGTTTACTAATACAGTAGTATCACTACTTAAACCAGTATCATTAGCAACAAATAATTTTAAATTTGCTGTCCAATTTGAAGTTCTTATTAAACTTTGAGAAACAAAAGCTATATCTGAATCATCAAATTGAATTAAAAAGCGAGATGTTTGAGGATAAAGACCGTTTTGGATAGATCCTAATGAACCCGTTTTAAAATTTGTACTAGCTTCAATGATTTCATCTAATCCGGTATTCATATTAGAATAGGATGAGTATAAGGTTGAATCTTTGGTAGGAAATATCTTATATACTGCCATTAATTATATATTAAAATGGTACTACTTTTGCTTGAATATCTGTGTTAGGGTACTTAACTTCAAAAATCATTGGATCTAATGAAGGATATATTACATTGTTATCTGTAGCTGCACTAATATCATAAGAAAAATCAGAATATCCATTAGATACTCCTACTTTATTAATAATTGATACATTTTTAACGGTTTGTACACCTTCAATTCTATCTAGTATAACATTTATATCACGTAAAATAATTGGTTGGTTAATCTGCCAGTTTTCAATATTAAAATAATCTCTCATTGCTGTTATACATTTTAAGAGTACTTCATCATTGTTATAATTAGGTAAAGTAATAATATCTATATTAACTCCTATATTAATAACATAAGCATCTTTAATATTAATATTATCGTTTATAATTTTATATTCAGATAAATAAACTGCTAAATTTTGCTTTAAAGCGGATGAAGCTTGAATTACCTGTTGATTTACATTATACGCTAAAACATAAAGATCTAATACACTTGGAATATCACCAGTTGCTATATCAGATGCTTTTTGTTGGGTTGCAAATATTTTAGCTATATTACCATAATCTGAAGGTAAACTTAAAGCACGTACTACATAATCATCAAATGTTACTGTACGTAATTGGTTTTGGAAATTACCTAATGAATTTTGTCTAATTTCATTTATATTATCTCCATCAGATCCACCATCAGCAGCTACAGGATTTGTAACTAATAAAGAAGTAAATATTTGATTTGCTAATGATGAATTAGTTATACTTGAATTTAAAAACTTAACGTTTGTAGTATCTATAAGAGTTAGTGAATTTGCTTGAGCATTTGCTGAAACACCCCCACCAACTAGATAACGTGTTGTTAAAGTAGTATTAGCAGGTGCAATACCATAAGTATTTGTGAATATAAAGTTTGTAGGAGAGTAAGCTGTTGTTAGTTTACTTTTTTTAGTTGGTAATCCAATACCTACATTATTTGGGTTTGGAATAATTACTTCAGTAGTATCTGTTGGACTTCCAGCTCCAAATTGTACCTGAAGGGTGGTCTTATTTAAGAAACGAGTTGCAAATCTTCTAGCAACTTGCTTTACTTGAAGTAAATTAGCTACATTAGTATCTGAAGAAAAATTAGGATTATTAATATTAGTATTTTTAATACTTTCAAAAATTGAATCCTGAGCTAAATTATCTACTTCATACCATATGTTATTATTAGAGTCTGTAATACTTAAGATTCCAATGATGTTGGTATCACTTATATTAAATGAATTAAACGCTACAGGGACCGTAAATGAATTGGTTTGGGTATTTACAGTAGCTGATATGGCTTGTCTTTGTTTCTTTAGTAAATAATAAGTAGGAGCGTTGTTTGCGGTAGAATATACTGTAACTTCCGTAGGATCTAATGAACTACTAACAGTAAAATTAACATTATCTTGGATTAAAAATTTTAATGAACTTGTTAAATTAGAAGTTACTGTTGTATTTTCAGGTATTTGTAAGGCGTATGTGTAATCAGGTATTGCAACACTTGCGCTTATAGTGGCTGGTACTTGTTGGTATATATCAAATACAACTGTTGCTGCTGATGTTACTCGAGGTTTATACCCAAGTAAATATGCTAATTCATATAAATTTTGGGTTTGACGAGCATATTGAATAAATGTTTCCTGGACTTGATTATCAACATAAAAAGATAAAACATCACCTACATAAGCTGCCATTTCCATAAACATCATACCAGGTGATGATGGAGTAAAATCACTATAAGTGTTAGGGAAATAGGTTTTTGCATAACTGATAAGACTATCTTTCAGTGATGGGAAATCTCTATTTATATATTTTATATCTTTTTTTGAAGCCATGTTATACTACTACGTTAATACTGTCTGTTATACCAAAATTTGTTACACTATAATATATTTTTATTATAATAGTATTTTCGTCAGCATTTGGTTGAATTAAAACATTGTTAAGAGTTACAAATGGAAAGAAAGCATTTATTTCATTTTGGATAAGTTGTCTAACTATACCATCTGTTAATCCATTAATATTTTCATATACAAATCGTTGAAGACCACTTCCAAAAAATGGGTTGAATACACGTTCTCCTTGATTTGTTGAGAAAAAATTAATTAAGTTATTTTTTATAGCATCTCTAGTAAAATAATTAGGTCTAAATACAGAAGGAGCGTTAAAAGGAAGGTCAACCCCTACGGCTTGTCTTCCAACGTTATCTGCTGGGAATCTATTATTTACTATAAATGCCATTATTTATTCATTAAATTCATTATCATATCTAATCCTACTTCACCTGCTGGTAGAGCACCATTAATAGTATCTACGGATTGGGGTTTAAATTCATTTGCATATTGTGAAGTAATTGCTCCACCATTTTGCATTTCACCCAAAATATTACCAAACATCGCCTGTCTTTCGGCCGCATTTAATTGTTTTGGTTTTTCAATGTGAGGTTGAGCATAAGTATCTCTTACAGATTCTTGTACAATTGTTTTAGGAGCACGAACTGCTTCCAAAAGAATTTCTTTTAATTCTTCTTGAATAGCTTCTTTAACAGCTGATTTGATTAAATTTTTAAGTTCTGTGGTTTTCATCGTATTATAAATATTAAATTAATAAGCTTTTAAATTATCTCTGTCAATTATCAGTTTAAGTTCATTTATTAATGTTTGATCACTTGCTGTAAATGAAAGTTCGGTGTTTATAAGTGGAACACCTTGTGAATTATAGGCAACTGCTCTTTTTCTAACAATTGAGTCATTATATGGAATTTCTTCTATTTTTATAGTAAAACCCTGGTATGTTGATTGGTTAGTTGTTTGTAGAGATTGTTGTTGAGATGTGACTGCACTTATTATATTAGGATTAACCTCAACAAGTGTATTTAAAGCGGAAGGACTACATTTTTTTAAATACGCATCTAACTCATTTAATTTAGCTGTTAACTTATCAAGAGCAGCTGCTATTAATGCTAGTGGGATAGTAGTAGAAGAAAGAGCATCTTGGATTTTTTTAAGTTTAGATGCACCTAAATTATCAAATGAAATTCCATCAAGCGCATCTCCTAAATCACTTAGAAGAGAGGCTACAGCTCCTGGGGTTACAGGGATAGCTTTTATAGCAACTGATGCTCCTGTTTTAGCTATTTTAAGGGCATTTACTATATCAAGGGCTGTATTAAAACCAACATTTACTCCCGTAATAGTAGAAGTTAAAGTATCTAATGTTTTTCCTACTTTATTTAATTCATCTACTATATTATTTCTTTGTGAGATTAATTTATCTATTTGATCCGCAGGGAGACAAAAATCCGAAACTTTATCCTGAACTAATTCTGTGATTTTTTTCTGAAGGAATTGTTCTATAAAAACACTTTGACTTAAAAGTAAGTTAGGGATTTTACTTATTCCTTTAGGTTTTGATGAATCAGGTATAGATTTAATAATAGTATTAATAGTTGAAGCAGCAGCAACCGCAGCTTTAGTAGCATCTTTTATTTTTTTAGCCTTTTCAGCAGCTTGTTCAGCTTCCATTTTAGCTTTTGCTAATTCTTCTTTATTAAGTTCTATAGCCATTATTATATTGTTTTAGATACTTTAGATTTTGTTTGAGTCTCTAATTGGGTCTTAATTTTATTTAATTCAGGTATAAAAGCAGTTGTAACAAATGGATTAACAGCAGGTCCGGCTTGGGGAATTATTGTTTGTAAAGCTGTAGCTAATTGTAGTAATTGGGTGGTTAAATCACTTAAAATACTAATTGTAGTATCACCTAATAAAATAGGTTCAGTAGCATCTTTACTTCCCAAATATACATTTTGAGATTGTAATACTGAAGTAGGGGCATCAATATTTACACTAGTAACAGCATTTAATCCAACAGATTGATTTGATGATAATAAAATATGATCTGAGGTACTATTTAATAGAATTCTACTAGCATTAGATATAACTTGACTTTCCGAATATTCATTTGGTTTGGTTGGTGCGGTTGTATAGCTATTATATGTTGTACTAGATGCATCTATTTTAATTTGTTGAGTAGATGTCATCCAAATACTTGAAGGATCTTTATTTATATCTTCATATGTTGGAATCCAAGCATCTGTATTTGATGATCCTTGTCCATTTCTAAGTAATGTAATAGGATCTCCCTCATTACCTATATCCTTAACTGACCATCCATTGAGAGAACCTGTAACTGTGCTTCCAAAACGTAATGAGTTACCCCATCTACCTTCAAAAATTACATCACCCTCATATGGTTGAAGATTTTTTATATTTGATTTTTCTTGAAATGTATTACCTAAAAATATTTCAGTAGATCCATCTTGAACTTTTCGTACAACACCTGCTCCTGATTGTTCATAATCATTTAATTGAGCTTGTTGAGTTCCATCTCCATAATTATCTTTTGATTCTACTGATGGATCAGGTAAAGCATTATGGTGAACACTATTCCATAAGTTAACTGGTAGGAAATAGTAATATTCGGTTTTATTTAAATCTATATTATATGGATCCTGTATATCTACTGTAGGCATACTCATTATGTATGCTATCTCATTGATTAAAGGTACTTGTCTATAATTAGGGAATAAAGGTTTTGCAAAAGTATATTGAGATAGTAAATAATCTTTATCCTGAGTTTTTTCAGATGAAACAGGATTAGTTACTGAATCAAAAAGGACTCCTCCTAAAGATGCATATCCTCCATATAAATCATATAATTCAGGAATATCTCTTTTAATACCTTCTAGATCTAAAAAAACATATTTTATTCTAACAGGGGTAATAGCAAATGTCCCCTGTCTTCCAAATTTAGAAGAATTTGAAAGAATACTATTTTCAAGACCAAAATTAAAAAAACCTGCCATTATTTATTATCTCCTCCTTTAAGATCATTCATTGCTGAAAGTAATTGTTCTTTTTCTTCATCAGAGATAGTTAATGAACCTTCTGATGTTTGGGTTTGCATAGCACGTTGAGCTAAAGCAGCCATTTTGATTAAAATATCATCATTTTTAACCCCTATATCCATATATTCTTTAATCAATGGAACTACTAAAGTAGCATCCCCCACATCTGAAATAAGAGGTTTTAATTCATTGATTAAAGCCGTGACTTGTTTGTCTTTTTTCTGTTGGTTATTATAAATTTCCTCCAATATATCAGAGAATTTTTTCTTACCAAAGACTACATTATCAAATTGTGACATAAATATACAATATTAGTTTTTTGATAAATATTAAAACTAAAAATTTGTATATCCGTTTTCTAAATAAAAGACGTAATTTTCTTTAAATACATCATATAGCTGATTAGCTATTTTAGTGATTTTTGGTGTTTTAACATCTATAATTTCACGGATATAAATGTAAAGTGCTTTTTTATTGAAAATATCTAAATTTTCTCTTTTACGAAATAATTCTAAAATGGCATCTGCTATTTGGGCATCATATTCTTTAGGAAAAAGTTTATATATATTTGTTGTACAATATTCTACATATTCATTTATAAACATAGATAATCTATCTTCATGGATATTATCATCTATATTGTATGAATGGGTTTCACTTTCTTCTAGTAATTCAATAGGTGCAGTATCAATACGTTTTTTATAATTTTTCTGATTTGAAAGAATTAAATAACGTTTTGCAATAGTACCAAAATATGAATATGCTTTGGCTCCCTTTTCATGATTAAATAAATGAATTTTAGATAAAAGGAATGTAATTACTTCATGTTGTAAATCTTCAATATTATCTACTTCAGTATAATAAAATTTAAAAGTATGAATGATATTTTCGGTTAATTTAAAGAAAGCATAATGTATTTCTTCTCTATATATCTTTGAACGTTCATCAAAATCAGAAGATTGGTTGTATCTAATAATGGCATTTTCAGTAGCTTGAGTAAAATATTGTACTCCCTTTTTCTTTTTTACTGTTTGTTCCATACTACAATTTTCGTATATCAAACGAATTTAATACATCTTGGATAGCTAGGATTGATTGAAAGAAAAAACCGATTTCATCATCTGATTTAAAACTACCTTTAGCATCTATTTCTTCTAATTTTCTATTAGATGTTTGGATAATATCTGAGATTTTATTTAGGTATCTCATATATCCTGCTAAAATATCTTCTTGTTTTTCGTTTTTACGTAAAAGGTTAAAGGTCGTATATCCTAAGATTACGACCAATATTGACAATATAATTACTAATAGTATCATAAGTTATCTAACATATTTTTTAAACTATCACTTTTCACACTATTTAAAGCTTTCACTTTATTTGATGCTGAAGGATATGATTTTTTATCATTTGACCCCAATGTAAAATTTTTCTTTCCGGCATCCAAGGGTTTTTTATCTTCTTTTAATTTAGGTAACCACTCACGTTCAAATTCGATACGTGCAGCCATTAAATCGGCCTGATGTAAAATAAAAGGTAAAGATGTTCTTGGTTTTTGTTCTGGCATATAAGACATAAGGTATTTTTCATTTGCCTTATCATATAAACCATCATGCGTCTGAATAGCAATCATTTCATTAAATGTATACTGAATACCATGAGACTGTAACATAAATAATCCTCTATCTGGGACTGAAGCAAATGATACTTTAGTATTGAACATATAATCTTCTCCTAATTTTTCACGTCTCCAATTATCAGTCTGAGGAATATATGATTCTTGTTCTTCATCTCCCATTTTACCTAAATCATGATTCAAAGCTGAGAATATTAATTCTTCAGTTGTAAATGTAGACATATCACATCCTTCACTTTGCCATAACTCAGCTTGTTTAATAGAACATCTAATAACACGTAAAACATGCTCAACATATCCTCCAGGAAAAGCATTATGATATTCTTTTTTATGAGCAGCAGGCATTAACATTATGCGTTCGGCATATTGATCATAGAATGCTAATAATTTTTCTTTACGAGGTTCCGAGATGTACTCATTAATATACCCCATTAATTCATTCCAATTGTCTTGGATTTGTTCTGCTGTTAATTGCATATAACTTATTTAATATTGATTTACTTCTCCGGGGGATAACGGTTCTTGTTGAACAAATGACTTAGCATCTTGGAGACATTCACGTGCATCTCTTAATACTTCCTCTACTTGTTCGGATGACCCTCCTCGATTTAGGAAGAAATATAGTTTCTCAATATTCCCTTCCACCCGTTCTAATCGTCTCATTATAATCTCTCTATTCTTCATATACTTTATTTTAAATGTTTTAAACCCTCGTATCCCCAATATACGAGATCAATATCATGCCTCCAAGCTTACTTTAAGAAGCTTTCAATAAGATTTTGGATTTTTTTAAGATGCGCACATTTTTCATATTCTTCTGATTCTTCAAAATATGAAATTGTAAATTTTACACTGGATAGGAAGATTTCATCTGAATGGAAATGGATAGCATCTTGATGATATTCTAATGATAAGTCTACCTTCTCTATCCAATACCAGGCTCTATTGTACGCTATAAATTCTCCAGCATTTTCGACATCAAATAAATCTAATTCTTCATTCATTTTCTCAAAGAATTGGATTACTTTTTTACTGAAGGTTTTATGATTATAGATAAGTTTCTTAAACATTCCTACCCAGAATAAAGGATGTTGTTTATAATCCTCTAATAAATAGGACATATCATTTTCATGATCAAATAAAGGTTTAGAACCTTCACCTGAAGAATCAAATAAATCAAATATTTTGTCTTTATCCACATACATACATATGTACTTTATAACTTTATGAATATAAATATATACAAAAAAAGCCGGGATTACCCGGCTTTCCTAATAGTTTATTATTTATTTACTTAATATCTGAAGATTCGATTAAGGTATATGTAAATGATTTACCATGAATAGCGGCTGCTTTACGAGCAATAACCATAAATGCTTCAAAATCTGATGCTTTTTTAAATACTTGACACCCTTCAGACCAGTTTTCTACGTAAGTAGAATCTGCACCTGCTTTATGAATGTTAATACCAAATACACCCTCAGCAATTTTAGTTTCATCATAAGTCATATCTCTATTTGCATCACGATAAACTTTTACTGGTTTAGCTTGTTTTAAAGCTTCGTATTTTCCTTGGTGTAAACCTAAAGTGTGTGAACCTCTATATTGACCTTCAACTAAACGAGCAACCCCAGCGGCATTATGGTATTCTTTTACTCCTTTCTTACCAGGGTCTGTAGTACAAGGCCATTGACCAAATCTCCATTCACCCCCTTCTTTATAAGAAACAGTTATTGTATCATCAAATACATTTGTTACTACTTGACCAGTTGATGAGTTTCTAACTCCTACTATATTTACATCAAAATCTTTTGCTCCTTCAAACCAAACATACCCTTTGGCTTTAACAGCAGCTTCAATTTGTTCTCTTGTATATGCCATTTTATTTATTTTACGAATTGATAATATTTAAATGTTTTTTCTTCGCGATCCGCAAGGCCATGTGTTCCGCCATTGATTCGTTTTGTAAGCGCAAGTATCGCGTTTTTATCAACGCCTTTATCGCATATGTCCCATAATTTATTGCGGTCAAAGAAAAACATTGCTGATTCAAAAGCATAAGTAGTTGCTACTAAATCGGGAGTAGTTATTATTTCGGGCTTATTCAAATATTTTGAAAAAGCTTCATAATTCGATTTTCCGGTAAGTTGTAATGCACCTCGCCCCCTATATTTCCAACCATCTCCGGATGCTTCATCGCCATTACCCATTCGGCTAGCATATACTCGGTTGGCAATTTTTTCTGGTTGGCGCGCATATGACTCTTCTAAATTACCCGGAAAGTATTTACCAAAAATCCCTTGTAATCCTTGGGATGAATAATTTAAATTTTCTGAAAATGCTTTAAAACCTCCTGTTTCGTGAGACGTTTGAGCAAAGAAATGTGCTGCACGTATTGGGGTTAATTTGTAATAAGCCATAGCGGCTTTTATTGTACCTGGACCAAAAGCACCATCGGCTGTTACTCCTATTTTTTCTTGTAAACTTTTTAAGCTCATTTTTTATTAGTTTTCGTTATTACTATCTTCTTCGTGTTTATCTTTCTTATTTAACCACTTGTCAACAGAAGCAATACCAAATGATCCTAATACGATTACCATAAAGCCATCAAAAATAAATTTATTGATTAACAATGGATTACCATAAGCCCCAGTAATTAAATCTACTGCTAAAGCTATTACTAGCATTAAAAATGCTATGAAACCAACTACTGCTTTTTCGTTGATTGAATTGTTATCATCAAACAATTGTTTAAAGAATTTTTTCATTTGTTATTTAAATTTAGTTAATAATCAAATAACTTTATTTTAAATAACTTTTTCAATTATAAATATTAAGGTTTTAAATAGAATTCAATTTGATGTTTTGCATGTTCTATTAACCAAGGTTCCACATTAGGTATTTTAAAAAGCAATTCAATTTCATATGTGTAACATAATATTTCTTCCTCATTAAATTCCATCTTAATTTGGTTTTTAAGTAAATATAGATGAAGGGATTCATGTACTAAAATAGCAGCTATATCATTAATATTTCCCTTTAATATCTCTTTTTGAGCAATTAAGATTGTAGTCCCACTTTCGGTAGTAGAAAAAGATAAAAGTGAGTAACTAACATGCTCACAGTTTTCTATCAATAGAGTATACTTCTCGTAATCATATTGTTTTATAACCTCTATAGCCTGTTCAACTTTATTTTTCCATCCATCTCCAACATCATCTATTTTGATTTGAGCTGAGAGGATAAATGGGAAAAAGATACTAAGGCATTTTACTAATAGCTTCATTTATTGCTTTTTTTATGGCAGAGGATACTGTCATTTTTTCAAATGGGATTGCACCTTCTTTTACCTCGATTAAAACTGCTGTAATTTCGGTTTCGGATTCACCTATACCTTCATATTTAATATCTTTATAACATAAACGCACTCCAACTTGAGTAATTACATTTGAACGTTCTACCCCCATTACTCGAATAGTATTTTTTGGAATACCAAAGTAATAAATTTCAACTTTAATAGGATCACCTTTATCGTCCAAACAATATTTTTCAGATAAAGCATCTTCTACAATTTGTTTGATACCAAAGCGAATATCACGTGTACCTAGTTCCCTTACTTTTGCGGTTACAAACACAGTATCTACATAGACACATTGTTGTGCAACTAGCATAAACGGGAATAAAAATAACGATAAAAATAGCTGTTTCATGTTAATAAGTTACTTGCCCCTTATATCCGGGAGCGATTAGATAATAGTTTCCTGTAGTGGTACCACTTACAGGGGAATTAATTGTGATTGAGCTTACACCTGGTATGGTGGAGCGCAAATCGGTTGTACCTATTGTTAAAGATGTATATTGTGTTGGGGTAAATATTCTAGATGTATAAGGGAATGTTGCTAGTCCGTTTTGTTTTCTATTGATGTAAATAGCATCTGAGACGCTTATTTTTCCATCATTGTTTGTATCGTATTGTAACCAATGTATACTTTTTCTTACTGTATTGCCTAATATATTATCTGTTACACCTCTAATATCTGTTATAGTGTGGGATGTTATAGGGGTTGGGGCATCTATTTGTATGTACCATTCAACTGATGGATTTGTTGCTTGGGAAAATGAATAGTATCCTGAGGAATTAGTGTACACTGTTTGTTGAACAACCCATGCTGTATAAGTTACTATATACTCAAACTCTAATACATAAGGTAGCGAGCTTGAATTATTCAAGTCATTCCATTTACCCCCACCAACGAACTGAATGTAATCTTCATTCCCTGAATTATTTGGTTCACCCCCATTCCAGGAAGAGTAAGAATATGTTTCCCCAGTTACCCATCTCCACACACCTTCAGTCACTTCATCTGTTAATCCAATCCAACCAGAAGGCCATAAATTAAATATGAAAGAGTTTTCAGCTGCTGTAGTTACTGTTACTAAATGCCCACCCATAGCTTCACAATTAGATCTAGCAGTTGTCCATACTGCCGATCCAGTTGATCGATAATATGAATGACCATTGTAATTGTTTTGTGAAGTAAATCCGGTTAGTGTTGGAGTAGTTCTTTTATACAATTTAACAGGTACATTTATAGCACCTGTACCATCTGCATTTCTAATATAGCCGGAATATGTAAATGTTTGGGAAAACAAGTTACATGAAAATAATATGAGTAATATTATTGTCCTACCAATATCCTTGTACCGCATGTTACTGTATAGTTTAGGGCTGCTGTTTTTAAATCCCAAGCACCTCCTGCGTTTATGTTAAATTTGAATTTTTTAGTTATACCTATATTTGTTCCAATACTAGGAAGCATTACATATGGGGATTTTAATAAAACATCATTATAGTATGAAACATAGGGAGCATAAACCATCAAATTCATTAATTTAATATCTGTGCGTTTACCTACTTTAACATCATACATTAAACCTCCAATTATCGCAGTTCCGGTAAATGCTACTTTATAAACTTGACCATATGATACCGTAGCCATATAGACTGCTTTTAAGGTAGGTACTTTTTTAAACTTAAACATTTGCCCAAATGCTAGAGTACCATATAAAGATTTATTTCCTTCAAATCCAATGGTTGCAGTCCCTGAAAGGAGAATTACTGATTTGGGTCTCATCCAAGCATAAAAGCATGTAATGTTTGGTCCTTTTAAAGCTGAGGTATAATCGACTAATGCACCCCAACTGCGTTTTCCATCCCATCTCATGGAAGTATAACCACCAGTTGCTTTTAACCCAGTCTTGACATCTGAGTTTCTAAAGTTGAAACCAACGAAGTCGCTTGACGCGACTACACTGGGTTTACCTCCTTCTTTAGAGGTTGGGGTTGATTTAGCTGTTGTTGAAGCTCCGGCTGTTATATTTGTTTTGCCTTCGCTTTTTTCTGACGAGGTTTGCGAACCTTCTTGGTTTGGATTGGTTTGTTCACCACTTCCGTTCCCTGAGGTGCTACTGGTGTTTTCGCTACCTTGTTCACTACTGGTTTCTCCACTTTCACTTCCACTGCTTGTGGTTGTTCCTTCACTTCCTCCTCCTTCAGTGGATGAGGTAGAACTGGTACCCCCGCTTCCTTCAGGGTTTCCGCTAGTTTCGCTGCTGCTTGTTCCTGTTCCTTCTTGCGTTCCACTACTTTGGGTTTGCGTGCTTTGATTAGACTGAGTAGAGACACTACTCCCATTCCCACTAGGATTACTAGAATTACTACTGATATTGTTGTTTCCATTTTTATTATTTTTGTTATTATTACTTCCTCCATCTCCGGGAGAATTAGATACTGACCCAACTGCTCCTCCTAGGACATTTGTCGCTCCACTTGTTAAACTTGCAATAGTTGATAAGGAATTTAAAATCCCTATAACATTTAAAGTTGTACTTTGTGTTACATTAATAGCAGTTCCTAATCCTACTATTTGAGAACATGGAGAATCTTGTCCATATTGGTTAAAAATCCCACTTGCCCACGACTCAAAATTTCCATTTGTAAAATCACTTGCGCTAAATGATCCTAATTCACCGTAGTAAGAAACAGTAACATTACCATTTATTGGAACTACTATTGTTTTTAAATTCCCAGTACAAGGATCAGTATAACTATAATTATACGTCTGTGCGTCTATATTAAATATACACAGTAGGAATAATATAAACAAGTATGTTTTCAATTCTTGAATACACCTTTACTAATTAATCGTGATACAACTCGGGATGATGCAGTTTCTAATGCTTTTTTAGTTGAAATTCCAATTGTAGATTGGTTAAATTTTACTTCATCGGTAACATCTCCCAATATAGAAGACATTTTTACCGTGATTGCTTCACCTAAACCTGAACCTACAATTATTTGGCCTGTTTCAGCATCTACGAATTTAATTTGCAACCCTAAACGTGTTGTTTGTGTAGTAGTTTGTTTACCATCTATTTTAACTATTTCATCTTCTGATACACTGAAATCATAAACTTCAATATAGACGAAATATTTGGCAAGTACTACATTTCCTTTTACTTCTATTTTATTTGATGAAATACCTTTATCAGAGGCTTTATCTTGAGCAATCATACGTTGCTTGATATCCTCTTTCTCCTCAGTAAAAGTAAAGCGATTAGTATATTCAAGATATTCAATTACAATGTTTGTTACACCTAAACCAACACGTTTATCTTTTAATTCAGGATACATTTCATATAGTTCCTCGTTTATTCCGATTTTAAGTAATTGGATAGGAACTTGAATAGAACCATCATAATCAGATACAACATCAAGTGACTGTTTTTTCTCAAATTCAGCTTGATATTGTTCTGTTTTAACAGTACCTATATCACCTTGAGCTTGGGCTGTTTTACAAGAAAACAACCCTAGCGTCAATAATATAAATAAAAATCTTACCATGATTCCTCTTGTGGTTTCTGTACAGATGCAGCAGGTTGAGTTGGTTTTTCTACAACTCTTTCACGAATTACTGTTCCACCACCATTTTCAACTTTTTGTTTGTTTTCTTGGTTTTGTTGAACATTTACAATTACAGGAGCAGATGATGATGGTTGTTCTGTTTTAGTTTCTTCTTTAGGTTCTTCATCGTGTCCACCACTATAAAGAGTTGTTCCTAACCATACACCACCTCCAGTAATTACTGTAGTAAGAGTTCCAATGATCGTTTTTTTAAGGCCTGACCAAGTGCCGTCGTTTGTTTCTTCTGACATAGCTTATTGTTTGAGTAACTTTGTATTGATTGGGTTTTCGTTATCTAGGGATAAATTAACTACATACATTCCTTGAGCTAATTTACCTAAATCTTTTACATATGTAAATTGTCCTGCTGGTAATTTTCCGTTTAATATTGTAATTATTTTTCTTCCTTGTAAATCATAAATTGCTAAATTAGCATCAGTAGTTGAAGTTACATTAAATGTAATGGCAACATTTTCAATTGCTGGATTAGGAGAAATTTCAATTGTATTAGGTGCAATTAATTTACCATTAATAGATTTAAGTACTTGTAAAATCCCATTTGTAGGTGTAATTTCAAGATCTTTTGAATTAATAGCTCCTGCAAATTTGTCAGTTGTATAAAGTGGACTTTCTAACCACTCGTTTTGTGGTTGTTTAGCTAAAAATTGCAATGTCATTACTTCATCACCATCTTGCAATGGGTTTAAGTTATTTGTTGCATCATATCCACCCCATTCAACTTCATCGTTATTTGGATTGATATATGTTAACCATTTCATTACATTTGAAGTAGAATAAGCATTTTTGAATTCAAGTACTGTTGGATCGTATTTTAATCCAAATTGCAATGAATTCAATTCTTGTCCGTTTGTAAATACTTTTACAGGAATATTAACTAAATTTCCTGCTTGTACAGATAAATGAGGTACGTTTACTTCAATTGTTGCAGTTGGAAAATCATATTCTACTGTATTATCAATTACATTATATATTTGATTTTCAATCCCAGGAATTGGATCAATTAAGATTTCAATTGGTGTTTGACGAGCCATATGATATCCCGTTCCATTCGCATCACCAGGTACACAAACATAATACGTTACTGTTGAAGGTTGACCTGCTATGATTTCATATGTGAAATTAGTTATACCTGCAATTGTTGAAGTGTAGTTAGTAGAGGAGTTATTAATTGTAGCATATTCATTTGCCGTAAAGAATTTAACGTTTTTAACGTTATTTGGCCATACTGTAAAATTACCTGATACTTTAGCAAATACACCATAAGCATCTGAAATTGTTACGTTATCTGATTCATTTACATCTGCTGTATAATAATCAAATCCTGACATTGTGCCATTACCTAATACCCATTGGTTAATTAATTGTGCATCAGTTGCAGAAATTGCATTTCCAATACCCATTGTATCACCTTGAATTGCTAAACGTACATCCCAATAAGTTGTATCTAAGTTAACAGTAAAGGTAAAATCACCAGCAATATCAGTTGTGTAAGCTGAATGTTGGGTCCAAGTAGAACCACCTGCAGGGCGAGTTTGTAAAGCTAATGGTAAGTTTTTAGCAGGTGTACCTGTTGTGTTTGTAAAGTTCCCAGCAAATGTAAATGTTGGTAGGATAAATTCACCACCATAATTATGTAATGTTAAAGTAGTATCAATACCATTTTGCTTAGAAGCGTACTGTGAGAAAGTTTGGGTACCTGTCCAAGTTAAGTTAGTAATTGAAGCTAAGTTATTAAAAATTGAGGGTGGAGCATGTGTAAATGTAACAGCAAATCTTTCTCCTCCAGCTAAAGTATAAGTTGAAGAAGCTCCTGTATAAACAAGAGTAATTGTAATATACCCAGCAGCTGCATTGGTTACATATTGCATATCTAAGTTGGTTGTAGAACCAATTAAAGCAACAGTAGCATTTGTAAATGCAATGTTGTCATAAAACACACGAAACTGAGTTGCTGTAAATTTAGTTAAGGTTGTGTTTTGTAACGTTAAATTAGCTGTTGTAAACCCTGTAGCTGTAGGAGCTACTTGATAAGTTGGGTGGATTAAGGCATAAATACCATTTCCGGGTGCATTCGGTGCTTGGGAGAATACATTAAATGCTGTAAAAGCAAGTAATAAAGATAATAATAAATTTTTCATTTTTAGTTTTAGTTAGTTTAACAAATTAAAACCATTAATAAAACTAAATTTGATTATAAATATTATAAAAATCGTGATCCGATCAGGATTCGAACCTGAGACCTACTGCTTAGAAGGCAGTTGCTCTATCCAACTGAGCTACCGGACCAGTTGAAATTTTTTTGTGGCTCCTGCAGGACTCGAACCTACGACCTTCGCGTTATGAGCGCGCTGCTACTAACCAACTGAGCTAAGAAGCCAATAATGTTAAGGGAGAGGAAATTAAAAGTTCGCTGAAAAGGTTTGAATCTTAAGTTTTCCCGTAATTAAATTTTCAATTTTCAATTTTGAGCTCAATATCATTATCAACATCCAATTATCAGATCTAGAGTACATTACGTTGTAGGTAATCGGTATGCTACTAATTTAATCTCACTCCCTCTTAACTTAAATTTTTATGGTTGCGTTGAATGTTTCAATTTCTTCTTGAAGCAATTCAATTTCTTCCTCCCACAATTTTATTTGGTGATCTTTTCCAATTAAATCAAAATATGCTGTATATTCAACTGGGGATTGACTATCATAATAATCACGATGAGTACCTTTTTTAGTGTCAATTGATTTAAAACGATGAACCATATTTTTTAATTCCGCTATTCTAAAGATTTTACTCATAATAGGAGCATTAGAAATCTGAATTTTGGTTTTCAAATCGATTAATTCATTTGTTAATTTTACCCAAGCATCAAATGATTCATCTGCTTTATAAGGCACATCACTATCAACTACTGTTGAATTAAATTTTGAAAAACGTGCAAACATTTCATCTGCTTGTTTAATCAATTTTTTCTTTTGTTTTAGGGCTTTAGTTAAATTCATGTAACTTGTTTTTTATTTGTTTAATATAATAAAACATATTGGAAATTCCAAACTTAATATTGTAGCTTTTAATAGTTGTAAAAATATTTGCACGCCTGGATGGATTCGAACCACCAACACTCGGATTTGGAATCCGATGCTCTACCAGTTGGAGCTACAGACGCATAATGACTGTCTAGGTACCACCGACTCTTACCTATTCTTGGGCCGACCAGTCATCAATCGTAGGAGCCTTCTCACTCCGCGTTAGTGCATACAGGGATCAATCTGTTTCTTACATATTGCACATACTAGTCACCAATCAAGTGACACGTGTAGTCAGGACAGGATTCGAACCTGTAACTTTCGTACAAATAACTAGCGTCTACCATTCCGCCACCTAACTATATGCCCACCCCGTAGATGGGCTGCTCAACTTAAGGTATTGAGATCGCAAGAACAAGTCTCTGACCAAGTCATCTACAATTTTTGCAGAGACATTTAGTAGCGGGGGCAGGACTCGAACCTGCGTCCTCGGGTTATGAGCCCGCCAAGAATACCATCTTCTCCACCCCGCAATATAGTAGCTCTAGTAGGAATCGAACCCACCTTGTAAACTACTTGTAATATGCCTTGACTTAAGTAACTCCGATCCTAGTATTAAGGAGTGTCAAACCAAATTACCCTCATTTACCCACTCGCAGCTGCCAGGAGCGACCTGCGCTTGCTATAGAGCCATATTTGATTCTCATGAAGGATTCGAACCTTCGTCTGGGCACTCAACGTACCCCGACTTTACCACTTGTCCAATGAGAAAACTGTTACACACTTTCATCGGCAAATTACTAATGCATATCAGACCCTTATAGTATTGGAAATACTTGCCGGTACTTCACTTTCCTACCCAGGTTTTGTATTCGGTACGGGGTTCGAACCCGTGCCTCTGCCGTGAAAGGGCAGCGTGTTAACCA